CGACTATGGCGCTGCATCAGCTACCGGCAACCAAGGCGCTGCATCAGCTACCGGCGACTATGGCGCTGCATCAGCTACCGGCAACCAAGGCGCTGCATCAGCTACCGGCAACCAAGGCGCTGCATCAGCTACCGGCTACCGAGGCGCTGCATCAGCTACCGGCGACTATGGCGCTGCATCAGCTACCGGCTACCGAGGCGCTGCATCAGCTACCGGCAGCCAAGGCGCTGCATCAGCTACCGGCTACCGAGGCGCTGCATCAGCTACCGGCAGCCAAGGCGCTGCATCAGCTACCGGCTACCAAGGCGCTGCATCAGCTACCGGCTACCAAGGCGCTGCATCAGCTACCGGCAACCAAGGCGCTGCATCAGCTACCGGCAAAGAAAGCATAGCTCTTGCTGCCGGAAAGGATTGCAAGGCAAAGGGAGCATTAGGATGCTGGATTGTGCTTACAGAACGTGGAGAATGGGATGAGAACACTTATCCTATCATTTCAGTCAAAGCGTTCAAAGTAGACGGTAAGTCAATCAAAGAAGATACATTCTATACTTTAATAAATGGAGAAGCAGTGGAAATGAAATAGCAATTTCATTCCAGCCGCATCAAAGGTAGTGCTATTACCGTACTAAAAGCCGTGAGAGAAGCGAAGTGCGCACCGCTTCCCTTTAACCTTGTACGGGCGGTTTAAAAACACAATACAATGGAAAATGAACTTGAAGAACTGTACAAGGAGCTGAACGAAGTCAAAGCTTGTGATTTGGAATATCTTCCCAAATACGGCTATTCTTCAAAAGAAGAAATCATTCAGCTTATAGAGGAAGATATTGAGGAGTTGCGCGCAGAACTTGAATGTAGTCAATATGATTATACACCTGACAAACTCGAAGACGAAAGGATGTTTCTTTGCGTTAGTCAAGGGCTATCAAGATATTGCTAAACTTAATATTATAAAATTATGCCAATCGTAAAAAAGAATGACGTTCTACCTGAACGTCCTGTTATTATTGTACTTTATGGAGTACCGGGAAGTGGGAAAACAAGTGTTGCTACAACAGCCGATACCCCCTTATTGATTGATTGCGACAGAGGTGCAGACCGAGCAGTACAGCGTTGTGATACTATAATGGCTAAAAACTGGAAAGACATAGATAGTGAGCGGGGAGCAATGAAAGACTATAAAACAATTGTGGTTGATACAGCAAAGTCTATGCTTGACGATTATTTGAGCCAGTATGCCATTGAAAACAACTATAAGTTAAAAACAAATTCTTTAAAACGCTTCGGACAGATGGGCGAAGATTTTAAAGAGTTCGTCAACTTCCTTCGTTCAAATGGTTCTGATATTATATTCATCTGCCATGATAAAGAAACAGCAGACGGTGATGTGATAAAGCACTCTCCGGATTGTACCGGACAATCTAAAGACCTTCTTGTTAGAATTGCAGACCAAGTGGGATATGTATTTATCCAAAATGGAAAACGCTGTATATCTTTTGCTCCGTTAGATAATTTTGTAGGGAAAAATGTTGCCGGGCTTGAAACTGTTACGATTCCAGATTATGGCACAGCCCAATTTGACACTTGCATGTCTGACATTGTTTCAAAAGTCAAAATATCTATTCAAGGAAAAGGAGAAGCACAAGCAAAAGCCAACGAGCAGCTTGCAGCAATACGAGAGCAACTTGCGGCTGCAATGACTGATGAAGATATTATCTCATTGATGGAAGCAACCAAGACACTGCCTAAAATCATGCAATTACCGTTCTTCTCTGAAATGCAAAAAAATCTTGCTACAAAAGGATACGCATTCGACAAGGACAAAAAAATGTTTATTAAAGCATGAAACCACTTATTAGGGCAACACAACTGGAAGCATTCCGAAAATACATAGAACAAAGCGATTACGCCAGTTATGAGATAGCTGAACAATCGGTTATTGACAGTATATCAGGTGCATTTGAAGGCAATACATATACGAGAATTGGAAAAGCTTTTCATAAAATAGTGGAAGAAGGTACACCGAAATGCGAAAAGATTAAAGCAGGTGAGCGTACTTTTCTTTATTACGGGAAAGAACAAAAGGAACAAATGCCAAGTGGACGAGCGTTTGATATTGATGGGAACAAAATAATTCTTGACATACCACAATGTAAGGCCGCTCTTGCATACAGGAATGAACATCCTGATGCCTTTCATGAGATACGCCTTTATAAGGACTTTGGGAATGCTATTATAACAGGATGTGCCGATATGATAGATGGCGTAGAAATTAGGGATATTAAAACCAAATATTCTTATCCTATTGATGCCGATTACATAAATTCTTGCCAATGGAAATTTTATCTCCAATTATTCAATGCAGATATATTTCATTTTGATTTGTTCATATTTGAAGGATATGATAAAGAAAAGCATGGATATGATGTCAGAGGTATTCCGTTGAAACGTTATGGTCCTGCAATAACATGCTATCGCTACGATGGCATGGAGCAGGATAATTATAATCTGCTTCGCTCATTTCTTGAATGGGCTGAATACAGAGATTTGACCAAGTATTTACTTAAAGAAACAATAGAATAGTATTATGATTTTAACAGGAAGTATTTGTCTTAGTGACATTCCCCGTGAGCAAATGAAGAAAGTAATCTGCAAAGACGGGAAAGAGAAAATTTATTTAAATGTGGCGGTTATCGAACGCAAGGAACCTTCACAGTTTGGGCATACCCATTTTATTACTTGTGCCCCAAAACAAGAAGAACGCAAAGAAGGCATACGGTATATTTTTGGAGATTTCAAGGAATATAGGCCTGTTCAGAGCAGTCCAACTCCGGAACAAGTTGCGGAAGCTCCGGGATTATCCCCGCAAGATGATTTGCCATTCTAAAATATTATGCAATACGACCTATCCAACCCACTCCACAAAGAACAGTTCAAAATACGATGCAACCATCTATTCTCAAAGGGCTGTATTGTGGAACTGACGGAAAAGAAGCCTAAAAGGACAACGCAGCAGAACAAATACCTGCACACTCTTTTAGGCTTCTTCGCTTGTGAGACCGGGAAGACACTGGAATACGTAAAACAGAACTATTACAAGAAACTGGTAAATCCTGCAATATTCACCCGTAGGATTAATGATAAGTTTTTGGGAGAAATGGAAGTTTTACGTAGTTCCACTGATTTAGATACGGCAGAAATGACAACGAGCATTGAGCGTTTTCGTAATTGGGCGAGTGCCGAATGCGGCGTTTATCTTCCAAGTCCTGATGAAGAGAGGTTATTGCAATTAATGGAGATTGAAATAGACAGAAACAAAACGTTTATTTAAAATAGAAAATTATGCACACATGGTTTGAGTGTAAAATCCGTTATGAAAAAACAATGGAAAACGGAATGAACAAAAAAGTTACCGAACCTTATCTGGTAGATGCACTCAGTTTTACGGAAGCAGAAGCACGTATCATCGAAGAGATGGCACCGTTTATTTCAGGAGAATTCACGGTATCGGACATCAAACGTACCAACTATAGCGAACTGTTTCCATGCGAAGAGGAAGCCGCCGACCGTTGGTTCAAATGCAAGCTGGTTTTCATCACATTGGACGAGAAAAGCGGTGCTGAGAAAAAAACGTCTACCCAGGTATTGGTGCAGGCAGCCGACTTGCGTGATGCGGTAAAGAATCTGGATGAAGGCATGAAAGGCACAATGGCCGACTACCAAATTGCATCGGTAGCGGAAACCGCCATCATGGATGTATATCCGTATGAGCCAAACGAGACTGAGGATGATAGTAATACAGAAGTATCCCGATTTATCAATAGATTCCCAGAGGGACAGTGTACAGAGGTCACAATTGGCGGCAAATCGGTTATTATAGATAAGACCGGAAATAAACCTAAAGTCATTCCGAGCGACAGTATAGAAAGTGAGGCTAAAAATGAATGATTATATCCCGGATTGGTATATCCCTAATAAATAACCATACTTATTAACTAAAAGCCCTCTGCTCACGCAGAAGTCCCGTGAAAGGTTCGGGTTAAGTGATTTAATTTCAGCTAACAGTTAACTATCCCGGTGTGGCTTGACCGCCTATCCGGGAGCGATAGCCTGTGAAGGTGTTTTTGGGAAATAATTTTATCCATACAATCTCGCCAAGCCCAACCAGGATTACGCCAATGGCACTGTATACGGGGACTGGCGAGAAAATGGGGAATATGGTAGCGTTGAACGTATTGGGCGGTTATTCTTTTTGATTGCCAATTATTTTGTTTTAAAATTAGTATTAGTTATTCATTAGTTTATTATCCTTTACCATCCAGCAAAATAACGTGTTCTGTTCGATTCGGAACTTCCCCACTAATACAATCCATTATGAAACTTACAATAACCAAATCCGAAGGTGTAATCATTCAGAAGCTTATCCAAGACCGAAAGTCAGACATTCATAATATTGGAGGTGACAGCAAATAGGCAGAGCGTCTAAGTAAGCTGAGCAAGAAGATTGCAACGCAGATAAAGAAACAATACAAGACATGAGTCCTTACGTAATAACTTCTGCGGTTCTTATTACCTATGACGGAAAGAAGATACCGTTGGAAAACATAGAAAGTGAAATAATGACCCGACCTATTCAGTTGACTAAGGAGAGGATACTCGATGCTTTCTCCATGATGAAAGATAAGCCGGTGGATGTGGAACTTAAAATCAAATATATATGAAGAAAAAAAAGAGAGTATATTACAATCACAACCGAGACGGACATATATATAGACGATTATCTCGATGATTTTATGACCGTCGCCTCTGATGAAGATTTGATTGAAGAAATAGAAAAACGAGGGCATGTGGTATATAAAAAAGGAATCCCTATTACTCCTTTTGGAGAGCAACCTATTGAATTTAACAATCCAGCCGATTTAAAAAGGCACTTATGCGACATAGCTAATGCCGGCTATTGTATATCCAATGAAGAACTTATCAATGAAATAAAATTAAAACTACCATAACATGATATATAATAAACAGATAATAAGGGGCAAGATACCGAGTAAATCTAATTGTTATAAAGTTATAACAATCCGCGGTCATGGCAGTCTTGCCAAACAGCCGGCATTGAATGAATATGAAAAGTCGTTCTATCTACAATGTAACCAGTACAGAGGCAAGATGATAGCAGGGTTGTTTGAACTTTATTTGAATGTATTCTATGAAAACCAACGCCCAGACCTCGACAATTGTTTCAAGACAGTACTTGATTGTCTACAAGGATGCAAAGCTATCAAGAATGACCGTAATTGCGTGAAGATAGTAGCAGAGAAGTTTATAGACAAAGTAAATCCAAGAATAGAATTTATAATCAAGGAAGTTGAATTATTAAAAATAGACAATTTGAAAGATGCATGAAAATAAAGATGAATAAACATGGCACGAAACAGAATGATTAAGCCAAAGTTCTGGGATGATACCAAAATAGGACGTCTTACAAGGGATGCAAGGCTTCTCTATATAGGTCTTTGGAATTTCTCTGATGATTCAGGGACTGTAATAGGTGATTCTATCTGGTTAAAGTCTAAAATATTTCCGTATGACCAAATCCAAATACAACAGTTTGAAAAATGGATGAACGAGCTTGTGATAAACGGATTTATATGTCTGCTTTCCTATAAAGGGGAAAGATTCATATATCTGCCAAATTTCACTCGGCATCAAGTAATCAACAAACCTAATTACGAGGATTTGAATATACCTAAATACTTGATAGACAAAATAAAAGATAATATTCACTTATTAATCACGGAACAATCACGTAATACTACCGTATCATTCACTGAACAATACGTGACTAAAATAGAAGTAGAAAGAGAAGAAGAATATCCCCCCTATAATTCCCCCCAAGGGGAAGTCTCGCCATCAGGGAACAATGAGAGTGATAAGATAAATTACAATGGTCTTATGGATACGTTCAACAAGATGTTTGAAGGACGGTTACCCAAAGTTACGGCAATGACAGAAAAACGTAAGAAAGCCGTAAAAGTAAGAGCCGCAGAATATGGAAAAGAGGCTATTATGGCTGTTTTCAACAACGTTTCTCAATCAGCATTTCTTTTGGGGCATAATAACCAAAACTGGCATTGTGATTTCGACTGGATATTCAGACCGACAAATTTCATTAAGATTTTAGAAGGCAATTACAATGGAGAAAGACTTAGTAAAAATCAACAGGATAGCGAGCAGCGAAAACGTGATTCAGTTCTTGCAGTCGCTACAACAGTCAGAGAAGCTGCCGCAAAAAAAAGAAAGGAACTTGAAGCAGAGGGCGTTATTGAATAAATATCCTGACCCTGCACAATTCATACTTGATTACAATCCAGATTTGCAGTTCAAAATTGTTAGGTGTAAGGCGACTCACTCCGATTTAGCCATGAATTTTTCCATACCTACATTAGGGCTATTGGCTTCGACTTATGGAGATGAGACCCCTTTGGAATGGTTGAAAATTCAATTCGGTACACTCAATGACTTCGCAGAGGTATCTACCAAGATTGCTAAGGAGCAGCTTAATGAGTTAGCAGAGATATTTATTTCTGAGTATTATTACATCAATGCAGCTGAGATATGCTTTTTCATTGCACGGTTTAAGTCTGGGAAATACGGACGATTCTATGGAGCTATAGACCCGATGAAGATTACAAGCGCTATGCTTGACTATATCAAGGAACGCCGCATTGACATTGAGCGTTACGAACGTGAGCAATACCGACTACAGCGCCAAAAGGAGATAGAAGAGCGCGGTAGCAACGGAATTTCCTATGTCGAGTATCTTGAACGCGAACGTAAGCTTGTGGAAAGTGGAGATGCAGAAGCCATGAAACGAGCGGCAAATCGTGTATGTAGTATCAGTTTACGTAAGTAGTGGCGAAAGCATAAATTTGACAATAAAGTATGAGACTTACAATATGTTGGACGACAAGAGGCAGGCAAAGACGCTTTTACTATGATATATGCAAAAAGTTTGGCATATCGGATTACATGAGTGTTAATCATGAGACGCCATGCGATATAAGGGATGAAGATATGGAACTGTTGAAGGAATGCGAAAAACGAGGGTTTATCCAAATAAGAAACAAACGGTAAATAATCATGGACATAGAGATTGAAAAGAAAATCGAACAATTGGAGTGGCAGTGTGACAATGCAATGCGCATACGCTGCCCGTTGGTGGCAAGGAAGTATCAGCGCATGATTGATGAACTTGCAAAAGAGAGCAAAAACAAGAATATGAACAAGGCAGAACAGGCAAGGCAATGACCACCGACACGGCAATCAGATAATCAGCAAATATGAGAGTCTTGTAGTTCTGTGCACCTACAACATATTGCTCACGAACGACATCTGTTGCGGGCAGGTTATCGAGTGTCTGCATGCGATGAAGAGAACGCCTTATTACAAACAGGCATTCAAGCGGTATTTGAATGATGCCGATAAGGCAAGAAAGGAATACGAGCGTACTGTAAACAGCGTTATCGGTTCAGACCGGAGCGAGTTTTTCGCCGACTGCAACGACAAGTATACGGAAGAAGTGAACAAGCACGTGGATATGCTGTATTGGCAGTTCAAGCAGGCTCTTGACGATAACGGCATATCCCATTCCGCAGAGATTGCAAGGTTCGAACTTGCAAGAACATTGTGTGATTACGCCTGCATCCAGTTTGACGAAAGGATTAAAGAACTTCGGAAGAAAGACGCACGGTTCAACGGGTTCACGTTGGAATATTTGAAGCTTTCCAATGTAGCAAGGGTGATGAACCTTGCTTCCGACTGTTTGAAAATCGGGAAAACGGTCAATATGAACACAGAGCGGTGCACAGCAGCGTTTGATGTGCTGGTAAGAAAGCTGTCGGATGCGGATAATATTGCCAACGCGATAAAAGTTTAGTGAGATGAAACTTATTTATAACCTTATAACCCTCCTCATGGACTGGCTTTCGGTAGAGGTTGGAGCGAATGAAGAGTGGTTCTGAACAAAGACATCATGGTGCAAAATGTGTGTTTCGGAAGACAATCGGGAACGGAATGAAAGGAAGAAATGAAAACAGTTAAACTTTCTAATTTAAAAGTCGGCTACCTTTTCATCCATAAAGGAACGGTGTACGAGATTATTGCAAAGAGTAAGTGGACTTCCCAATGTAGGTATTTAAATGATAAATATCGCTTTGGTAGTTGGTGTCAATACTTGTATTGTGATTTTAGTAATTACACAAAAGTGGAAATTTAATATTAACATATTGATTATGAAACGAAGAATAAGAGAAAAGGTGCAGAAATACCAGTATAGATACAAATTGCATCAGTATTTGAAGTATGCCCGCCAATGGTGTTTCGCTCTGGCATATAAGGGTAAACTATATACGTTGTTAGACGATGGTAGAATTGTAAAGGAGAACAGTTGGTTATGAAGCATTTAATTGATGCCATTATAAAGAAATGGTTCTGTTGCCACGAGTGGGAATACTTATTTGAGAGGAGAGTTGAAGTTGTTGATGATTGGGGCGATAGCAGTTGGTACACCGTCCGTCACTATTTCTGTAAGAAGTGTGGTAAATATAAGAAAATTAAAAGTCATTGATTATGAAACAGACAACTATCCCCGCTTTTAAATATTGACTCCGGATACACGGCTATCGCTTAGAATGGTTCGGTACTGGAACAAAAAAACAATCCAATCAAGATTAAATCAAAAAGAAAGAAATGAAAGAGTAAATATGGAATTAAAAGAATTGACATTAAAGATATGTGACATCTTCGGATGTAGCAGTATTACTACACTGCCTGATAAGGTTATGTTTGCTTTGTTTTCTCAGAATCCCACTTTGTATTTTGAGAAGTACAAAGAGTTATGCCCTGATTTGACTGTAGATTGGATGCAAAGGGTATATCAGTTCTACCACGCAGACAGAAAGGAAAAGAAACAAGATTATACACCTGTATCTCTTTCTAAGCTGGTTGCTTTTCTTAGCTATACACCATGCGAGAAAGTTGTGTACGATTGTTGCGCTGGTTCCGGTTCTCTGACTATTCAAAAGTGGTGCACTAATCCGGATTTAAAGTTTGTTTGCGAAGAATTGGATACGAATGTATTGCCTATCCTTCTGTTTAATCTTTGTATTCGTAATATTGATGCGACAGTGGTAAACAAGAATATTCTCACTGGTGATATTATCGCTTCATATAAGGTAATCAGAGGTTCAACATATGGAGTTATACAGCGTCCGATGTTTCCGGAAACAGAATTGCTAAAAGCTGATGTAGGCATTTCCAACCCGCCATTTAATTTAAAAGTTCCTGTATCTGAAGAAATAATCAAAGCTTTACCTCAGAGATACACTTGTAATTTTGCTTTCGTGGCGCATTGCCTGCAAAGGAGTGAAAGATGTGCGTTGATTCTTCCCAGAGGTGTGCTTACAAGCAAAGAAGAGAAAGAGTGCAGGAGATACTTTATTGAGAAGGGATGGCTGCAAGCTGCTATTTCTTTGCCGGAAAAGATGTTTGAGTCTACCTCTGTAGCGACTTGCATACTTTTGTTTGATAAGAAGAAAACGAGTAAAGATGTGATGCTGATTAATGCGGAGGGAATGAAATCTGTTGAAGTAAGAGAACAACGTGGAGAAGGTGGCGCTTCTCATTACAACCGCATCTATAAAAAGGAATTTAATACTTTTTCAGATGAACAGATTGCTGCTATATGCGAACTTACAGTAAAAGAACAGGATTCATTCTCTAAAAGGCTTTCAATCGAAGAACTGGAGCAAAAGGGATACAATCTTACTATTGGCTCATATCTGCCGATAGAATTAAAAGGAACTATTCATCGAGACTTCAACGCTATAATATCAGATATTAATCGTGTCATCAGAGAACGTAATGTTATTAAGGTGACAGTTAATAAGGTATGGGCTGAACGTCTTGGACTTACAGAAATTATAAAAGATTGCGAATCATCCAATGAAGTAGTGAAAGCTATGAATGAAAGTTTTGCATCATTCAAGAATTACGAAGTAAAAGAGAAAATAATTGAGAATAAGTATATTCAATCTTCCAATAGTAAAGTATTTTGTATTGAGAATACTGATAAGGAAATATTGTCAAGCATCATGCCTTTCTTTATGAATATGTATAAGCAGCATATTTATTACCTAAATAATGAAGAGAATAGGCTTCTTTCCGAACTTAGAGATTCAATGCTGCCATTACTTATGAATGGAGAATTGGCTTTTAAAGATTAACGTATAACTAACAGTGATATGAAACAGACAGTAGAAGAAGCAGCTAACAACTATCTCCAAAAGATATTGGAAGCAAGCGATTTTGAGATAAACTTTGCAGAAGATAATTATGATGCTGGTGCCCGCGATGCATTACTTGATGTTACAGAACGGGCTTATATAGCTGGTGCTGACTGGCAGGCAAAGCAATCTCCGTGGATAAGCGTTGAGGAACAGTTGCCAGAAGAAAATGAGAATATCATTATCATGTGCAAGCATGGCGCAATATTTAATGGCACATACTGTAATGGAGTATGGTTCTGTATGGACGGTTATATCAATGATATATACAAAGACAGTCCTATTTATACTTCAATGGGCAGTATACCTCCATTATGGGAGCCTGTGGCCTGGATGCCCATCCCCTCTTTCAATGAGATACTCGAAGCCAACAAGGATGTACTGGAACGGATTAAAGAGAAAGGAGACTGATATGGGAAAATACAGAATATACAGATACGGACTTTTTGACCACATTTTTGACGTTCAAGTGAAAAAGTGGTATGGATGGGTACTCGTTAAGAGGTTTAAGGCGGATGTGAGTTCTAACGACGCGATGATAGACAATATTTATTACTGTGAAATACTATCCAAGGAACTTTTGGGAAAATTGGAGGAGGAATTATGAAACCAAAACAAGTATTATCAGTCGAACAGATGATGCATTTGAAGGAGCTTGGGTTGGACACAAGCGATGGAAGCATGTGTCTTGAGTGGAATGAATCAGATTCAGACAACATGGTTGTACCTCTCCGGATGCCGATACGAATTACGACTATTATCATGAAACTTACACTTTGCAGGACATTCTCGATAAGCTGCCGCCTGTCATAAAAAAATATTATTGGCTTGCAATCAGAGTTAGTGCACACAAGGGAATGTGGTATGTAGAATATAATGGAAGAGGGTGTACTTTATCTTATTTTTATTCAGAAAATCTCATTGACGCGGCCTACGGGATGCTGTGCTGGTGTATTGAAAAACAGATATATTAAAACTAAAGAAAAAGAATGGAAGCACATGTAATGAAACTTGAAAACAATTGTGTGATTGTTGACGAGGAATATTTTAATGAGATAAAGAAGGAGTCAGAATTTAACCAGGAAAAGATAAATGAGATTGCCGAAGAAAGGTTTTTGAAATATGTCAAAGAAAGCGGCATCAAACTTTCCTATAAAGTAAACGATATACCTTATTTTTTTCACCACGACTTGTTGTATGAAATAAATTATGATGAGAGAGGTTATCCTGAATCTGTGTTAGAGAAGGTGAAGTATGTTATTGCAGACGATATAACAGAGGCTTTGAACGACAAGTTTAAAGGACTGAAAGACGAGGCTTTGAATTACGCAATAAGCGAGTTTGACAAGCGGAAATACGGTTTGGAGGCTACTGCAAAAATATGGAAATGTATTGCATTAATCTTTTTCATTATGACTATTGTTTCAACAACCGCATTATTTATATAGTTATGACCGAAGAACTTGTGACATTAGAGACTGCGAAGCTGCTGAAAGATAAGGGCTTCAATTGGAAGTGTGAACACCTAATAGACCGCAATAAGGTTATTACAAAATATGACCTTCCGCAAAGTATGTCGTGTTGTACGGAAATAGATGACGAACCAGTTGAATTTTTGTGTCCAACATTGTATATCGCCCAAAAGTGGCTGCGTAAAATAAGAGGTGTGTATGTATATGTAGAACCTGTTATTGGAAAAAGATGGAAGCTTTCTTTTTGTGATTTCAATGTTCCAACAGAAGAAAGCGACTGGATGGAGAACGAAATAAACAAAGGGAATGGCTATAAAGTATATGTCACCTACGAGGAAGCACTGGAAGCCGGGATACAAGAAGCATTAAAACTTATATGAGAAGATTTATATATATACTGGTTTCTATCATTATATCATATCTAATTTGTGTACATGAGTATAATACGTGGAATTTCATTGTTGGGTTAGAGCCTTCACAAGCTTGCGAAAGATTAGCCAAATACGCTTTTTATTTCGTGATATGGTATTGGGTTGCGAAAGCTGTTGATTTGTTTAATGATTAACGAATAAGAGTATATAACTATTATGAGCAAAGGAATTTACACAAAAGAAAATGTAGGTAATGGTGTATTCATCTTTACCGTCAATAAGAATTTTGTAAAACCTAAATTTTGGGGACTGCATGAAGAAAACGAACAGGCACAATGTGTAGTTATTATCCATGATGGCAATGCTTTATTCTTCTATCCGGAAGATATGGATAATGATACCCATATTCTTCTTGATTGGGAGAAAGAGCAAACAGGAAAGATATATCCAGCCACAGAAGAAGGCATGAAGGATACCGATGGAATAGGCAATACCAAAGCATTGGCTGCATCCGGAAGCGAAATTGCTGAGAAAGTCATAGCATTGGACTTATGTGGATTAAGTTGGCGCATCCCTACACTACAAGAGAGTGTCTTAGGGTATGAACATAAGGTTATGCTGAATGCAGCCTTAGCTATCTGCGGAAAACAACCAGTGAAAGATGACTGGTATTGGTGTTCTACGAGAAAAGGAAACAAACGCAATTTTATTCTCAGTTGGGGCGACGGTTTTAGATACGACAACATTCAGGACAGTGACGATTGGGTTCGCCCCGTGTCCGCTGCCTCTCTTAATTCACTTTAACCTTATAAATGATTACAACTATGGCAAAAGTATTTATAACAAAGTATGCCTTAACAGAAGGTATTAAAGAGATAGAAACAGATATTATTAGAAGTAGATTTGAAGATAGAGAATATGTAATTGATGGTTTATGTTCTTACTTCTGTATAGGGGAAAACGCATTCACCGATAAATATATATACCTCCACAGCGATTAAACCGCAACCCTATTAACGGGCGGTTTTTGAAAGGAAGTATCCCCCATAACAAGGGGAAGAAATGGGATGATTACATCCCTTCGCATAAAAGGGAAAGTATGATTAAAGGATTAGCCTTAGGGAGAACGGGAAACCCTAATATAGCGGGCTGCAATGCAAAGAAAGTAGTAGCTATAAAGAGCGGACGGTTACAAGGTGTTTTCCAGTCCTCTAACGATGCGGAACGAAAGACTGGCATTTGCGCCCGTAATATCAGGAATTGCTGTTCCGGAAAGCGTAAACACGCTGGCGGCTATCAATGGTTTTGGGAAAGCGATAATAGTTGGTGTGAATTAATTATAAATGAATAATATAACCATGAGTAAATTAGAGCACATCGCCACAATTGATTACTGCTACTGGAGGTTGGGAAAGTTGAATGAGGCTCTTTCCAAGCCTAAATCGGCTATAGAGCAGTTGGTTGATAAAGCCTGCGGTTATAATGAAGTAGAAGAAGTGAAAAAGGAAGCTATAACCCTTTTGGAACAGATTATTGAAAGCAAAAAGGCTATCGGTGCGGATTATTCGGGTGATAGCAAGTTCCTTGATAAATTAAAGAACAAAGAAACACATGAGCAAACTATACAAAGCAACCCTCTTCGGTAAATCATTCATTATAGGATGGTTCAGCCATGCGGACAAGTGGTATCATAAATTTAGTATAATAAAATAATGGATATAACAGAATTAAAAATCGGTGACCGGGTGAGAATAAAACTCCCGTCACCACAAGGAGAGAGACTTTCCATACCCATGCAGGTAATAGGGCTGCTTTCTAGTTTCAACAATCCAAGCCCTAAAGATACGGTATATCTTGACTTTGAAGGAAATGAGGGAGATATATGGGAAGAAGAAGTACAAAATTTAGTGTTTTCAGACAATGAAGAGAAGTCATGAGAAGAGCAGACAGAATAATCAGAGACAGACATTCCCGCATCCCGGACAAATACAAGAAGATTGACACTACGGTCAACGGGGATGTAGAAAGCCTTGCCGAACAACACAAGGAAGTGGAAAGAAGGCTATTCCCTCTACGCCTTAACAAGACCACTGTTATTTACGTCACAAAAGACAAACAAAATGAAGCATATGCAGCGAAGTCACGTAAACGGATGGGGATAGCAGAGCCGAAGAAACCTTTTGTCGACCCGCTTTCGGAAGAAAACATTACCAAGTTATACAAGGAAGAAAAGATACCACCCCGCAGAATGGCAGAGATGCTGAATGTAAGTGTAAGGACGATATTTCTAAGATTGGCTAAGTATGGACTTACAAAAGTTAAATGCAGATAATATGAAAAAGAATAATATTTTAAACAAAGAGATTTATACAGAGGCTATGATAGCAGCTTCTAAGGTTGATTTCCTTGAGAGCAAGGAAGAGATTAAGATGTATGCCACTTCGCTGTATAACGCGATGATATGGGGTAGAAAAGTAAAATATTAAGTTTTTTATTTGGTGTTATAGAAATTAGAGGTATATTTGCAGCGTTCAACTTTTATCCAAAGGCAAGCGGAAGCCTGCCATAAGCGGGCATTTTTTATGCTTGCGAGTTTGACGCTACAATATAGTGGCTGCCACCCCCATAGGTATAGTTAATGCTATATCTGCCTTTGGATAGGTTGAACAATGGGACAGGGCAGCCTTTTTCTTTGCCCTATCCGAAAAGCCGGATATGGGCAGGCTACCAGCCCTATAATGCCAATAAAGTTCAATAAATCTATGGCACAGTTAAATGGAAATTACTTAAACGGCACAAACATTGCTGTATTGGGTACGTCTGCTCACGAAACGAGCGAAATTATGGTTACGAACACCCTCTATTCGGTAAAGTTCGCATGTTTATAAAAAATGAAAAGGCTTGGTTTTGCGGAATGGATATTGCAACCTCTTTGCAGTATTCAAATACGCGTGACGCTATCGCAAGACACTGTAAATCACAGGGCGTCGTGATTCACGACGTCATAGATTCAATGGGAAGAACACAGCAAATGAAGTTTATCAGCGAAGGTAACATCTACCGGCTAACCGCCAAAAGCCAAATGCCGAAAGCTGATGAGTTTGAGAGTTGGATATTTGATGATGTTGTCCCGTCAGTAATTAATACCGGGAGCTATTCTCTCCAACCCCAACTTCCAAATTTCAATAATCCGGCAGAGTCTGCGCGGGCATGGGCGGACCAATACGAGAAGAACCAAATGCTTTCTTTAGAAGTAAAGAAGAAAGAAGAGGAAAAACAGGCTATCATAGAGGAAACAAAACCAGCTGTAATATTCAAAGACTGCGTGACTGGCTCAGCTACAAACATTCTTGTAGGAGACCTCGCAAAACTCATTACCCAAAACGGATATAACATCGGAGAAATAAGGCTTTACGACTGGATGGTAGAGAACAAATACCTTATCAGAAAGCAAAGATACAGCAAGTCGAAGGATAAATACATAAATGACTATATGCCCACACAGCGGGCTATCGAAATGGGATTGTTCTTTGTAAGGGAAAGACCCATAGTGTCAGGTGATAGTCCCATATTCATAAAACATACATGTTATGTGACCGGGAGAGGACAAGTATATTTCTTGAATAAGTTTAAAACATTAATAGGAGCATAATTATGAAAAGAGATGCAAGAACTCCGTTTTATGACATTATGTGCAGGGTAGAAGAAGATTGTACCTTAGCTATCTATTTTAATAAAGTTATTAACGAACTCGATATAGTAAAGATATTATTTGCTCCAAAAACATTTGAAGATACCAAGGAAGAAAATAGAGACTTTGCTGAACGGTTTTATCAGAGTTGTTTATGGGAACTGTGGCTTTATCGCTCTTTATCAAGGCTTCATGAATGGGATGACACCCTCAATAAATACTTTTCTGAATACGAAGGGAAGTGGAAATTTTATGCTTGTTCAAAAAGGATTGAATCTATCAACGAATATGGAGGTGAAGAATCAGATTACAATGAGGACGGTAGCATAAGAACTTTAAACCTAACCAAAGATGATTTGAGACATCATACAGCTCTTGGTGAAATGGTGCAAGATGATTGGAGGGATATTGTGCAAGAAACTACCTGTGCCGATTTACAGTATATGATTACATGTTTAAAAGCCCATGCAAGCTTTTCATTACCCGATGCTTTTAAGGAATTTTTCGGGAAAGAAATTACTACTTATAAGCAAGATGAAAACGGTAATATGGTTCCAATGAATTTTGCGGATAAGGCTATGGATAAGGCAGTAGAGCAATATACGGCTGACGGAATGGCTATTGGTATTACATTGGTTTGCGAATTTATCCAACGCATAATCAGGGATATTAGGGCAATGGATAAGTTCAGTGACAACAGAGACAAACTTATCCAAATGCACAAGGACGTAAGAAATATCCTTGATTTTAACCTCGATAAAGTTTCCTATGTAGAGGAAATGCTCGAAGAGGAACGTAAAAGCAAATAACATCAAGCCTTGTCCGTATCTATTGCGGGCGGGCTTTTACTAAAAGACTAAACAAATATTCATCATGGAAAGAAATACAATACCTGCTAAAAAGCAATACGACCTTAGCGCAATAGACGAATTATTCAAAGACTACATATCTCCCGAAGAATTACGGGAAGAGCTTATTTGAACTGGCTTTTGATTATGTGCAATACGTAGATGACGGGAATACAGATTTTGTCAAATCGAACATGAGCACCATATATGTATTGTGCTGTGCCCTACAAGAAGTAAAAGAATTAGAGACACCAAGCTAATACCCTCACCAAAACGGCAAGCGGTATAACCCAATGGAGAACCCGTTCAAAGCGTTCTAAACGTTCCATTGGATAACCCGGAAAAGGCGGCAATAGTCCATGTAAAGGACATTGTCCGCCAATTCAAGCAGTTCATCTATGTAATCCCTTTTTCGCATCACGTTCAAGTTTTCTACGTTGTTGGCGGTTTATACCATTTGCCGCGGCAAGGCTGTTCAGCGTCTCTTTCTGTTCGGGAGAAAGCATGTTATATACTTCTTCCCGGGATTTGCCTGATAAAATGGCTTGTACTATTTTCCACATAAGCTACGTCTACAATGTTCACACAAAAATTTCTTCGCTACCGGGAACATCTTCTGTCCCACATATCCGCTAAGGTACTGCGCCTCTTCCCCGTATGGGTCGATGCCGAACGCCCGTGAGATATGCCGGCATAGATGCCCCTTTTCATGGTCGAAAGAGTTTTGAAACTCTGCCGGGGAAGAAGTAAGGGCTATAACCATTACGGTCTGTCTGCTCCGGATATTGGAGTAAGTGATACCCGTATTCAGATTGCAGGAGCGCATGTTCTTATAGGCATTCGCCAAATCCATCCCCCTGCATCCTACCCGCTGAAGGTCGGCGATGATGCGGTCGGTATAATAGCAGTCCACCGCATAATATACACGCACTTCCCAATCATAATCCGGTATGTAAAATTCCTGTATTATCATGTTTTAAATGTTTCTTTTTGTTCTTTATATCTAAATCCATATTTACCTTTCGGTTTTTTAGTTTTAGTAGCTCTTGCTATATGCGACTTTGAAACACCTGTAAAACGGCTTGCTTCGGACACAGAACCAAATTCATTTATAAAATTCCATTGATTATCATAAACCAAAACTTTCCTTGCATTGGCAGTAACAGGCAATTCTCTGATATTAACGTTATCCTTATCATATCCCCAAAAATAACCTCCAGCTGTATTTAATTTTCCATTACATACATCTATTATACTGCTATGATCTATTCCTGTTTTCCTTGATGCTTCCGCTCCAGAATAATACTTAGCGATAAAATTACCTTGCTTGTCAAATTGGTAGACTGTCTTAGGAGCTCTTTTCTTATTGTTTTTCTTTTTTGTTTCTAAGGCTTTTCTAATTGAATCCTTTGAATAAGTATTTTGCTTACATCGAGAATATGTTATATTATTTAGAGCATTTTCTTTATATGTTACCCATCTTAAATTTTCAACATTATTATCGTTCCTTATAGTATTAATATGGTCAATGCAAGGCTTATTTTCAGGGTTAGGAATAAATGCTTCTGCGACTAACCGATGCACTCTTTTCGGGTATGTTTTACCATTCATATATAAGTTTACATAAGAATATCCATGAGTACCATCAGAAGCAACAGCAGACATAAGGTGAGATTTTCTTTTTTCAAAGCAATTCCCTCTTTTCACAATCCTGTCAACAGACCTTACATTTCCCATATTAGATACTTCATAAAGTCCTTCAAATCCACTAATTGGTTTCCAAATTTCTTTCATATAGCACAAATTTTAGTTTATGCAAATATATGAATTACATTAATTCAGACCAAATAATCGGGTTGCCAGAGCCTATGCAGTCGGCATAGAACCGCGTGAAAGGCATTCCATTGTAAGCGTCCACATCATCTATGTAATCCTTAATGAACAATGCGAGATGGGCTTCGTCAGTGATAGAACTTTTGTAGTAATCCGACTTTGCCATGTTTGCCACGTAAACGCTGTCGTACCCTGCATCTTTCTCCAGGTTTACACTGTACTTTTTCAGAAGCTCCTCTACCTGCTCTTTGCTGATTGGCTCCAGCTTTTCTTCTTTACCCGTAGATTTATTTTCCATCTTCATGCGGGAAACAGCCCATAGGCACATCTTCTTGCTGAAATGCCATCCGTACTGGCTGAGATAGTCAGCCATTGCAGGCGGTATTCTGTCGTATGTATCTAATCTTTGTTTCATATTTTCCTGATTTTAAGTGATTGGCAAAAGAGGGGAATAATCCCCTCTCCATTACATGAACTCTCCGTTGGCGCGTCTGCGTCTGCGTTCGCCCATATCATCACCGTAAGGCTGTGAATCGCGGCGTTCGTTGTAAACCGGATATTCCGGGAAGTAACCCGGCATACGGCGTTCGCCCATATCTAAGCCGCCGCTATAGCTTCCACCGCGTGAACCACCGCTGTTACGATAGCCCATTTCACCGCCCTGCATCTCACGCATGGCTCTCTCGTAACCATGACGGCAACCCTCTCTATAGGCTTCTTCCATAGGATTACCGCCTCTCATACCGAAGTCACGGTCATATTCTCCGCGCCCTTCTTCCAATATTTCCCACATTCCCATATTATTTCTTTGTTTTAGATGTTTCAGCCACTCCGAGCTGTTCCATAAGCCGTTTGTTCAATTCCATAAGGTCGGACATGTTCTTGCTCATTTCTGCCATTTGCCCTTTCAGAGAGGATATTTCCTGTTCCTGACGTTGTTTCTCTGCAAATTCGGGGTTCAAGAGCGTCAGCATCTTATCACATCCCGCAATGACGGAATTGTGGAAGTCCATGCTGTTGATAATGTCTATGCTTTTCTGTTTCATAGAAGCGACCTCGTTGTTCATCGCATCACGAGAACATGACACTACGATATTACCGTTCTGTCCAAAGTCGGCTATATCCATGCCGGCAGGTAGATTTTGGAAAGTAGTGTTCTGCCCGTTGATACAGACAACGACATCCACAACCATTTCCATTTGGGGCAACTGTCCCATAGGGGGTGCCATAGGATATTTCGGCTTGGGAGCGGAAACGCTGACTACCGGACCGTATTCGATAAACGGGTTAGCATCCTTATGAAGTATATACAACTGGTTATTGGTACGAAGTGATTGAAACATATTGGTTTGATTTTAAAGGGGTGTGGCTATTTCCATTTTGGGAACAACCACAAAGCCCCATGTTAACTACTTGCTCTTTTGAGCGGTTGCTTCTGCTGTCGGAGTCGGTGCCGATGCGGTTGTCGGACGATACCCACCGTTAACAAGGAACAGTTCGTTGGTGTACTTGTTATAGTGGATTTCGTAGATACCCGTTCCAGCAAGGTTGCCGACAGTCACCGGCTCATTGTTGTAAGCCAGCAACGGTCTTGTATCCCCGTTAGTCCCTATCAGTATCGGGAGTGTAGCAGTCGTACCGGCAGGTATTGCCTGGCGGAGACTGACATAGAAACCGCCTACATAGCTTCTGTTACGGAACGCATGGTTAGGAAGCTCCAAAGTCACGTTCTCCGTGCCGACCGTTACGGCTACCGTAGGAAGGGTATTGAAATTAGCCCTTCCAATAGTAGGGAACAAGAAAGGAAATCCTGTAAAAAAGTTAGGCCACATAATTACCCCCTTTCTTACCGGAATTAACCCCAGTAGTTGTTACAACCACAACCGCCACGTCCATACATTGCATCACCGGCGTAAGCACCGAAAGCCGCAGCACGGAAACAATCTGTGTTGATGGCTTGAATATTAGGGTAAACAACCGGAACGGTGTTAGGCATCTTGCATTTTATTCCATCGACATCAGACTGCAATGCCTGCAAGCCTGCTGCCAAAGGAGCAATCTGTTGTCCTACTGAATTCAGGATAGTAGCATTCTGGTTACGTTGGGAGATTTCAGCAGTCAAAGTAGCTTTTTCTGCTGTAAGAGCCGCAATCTTATCCTGCAATGCCTGGTTCTGCATGGCGTCCAGCTTCGCAAGGATAGCATTGGTATTGGCGGTAGCACCGTCACGCAATGAAAGTGCATTCTGATTGGCTGTGTTGACAAGCGCGTTGGTCTGATTGCACATCGCAAGCTGGTTCTCATAGCCCATTGTGGTAATGGCGTTCTGAGTCTTGCAGCAACAATCTGCAATCTGAGTAAGAACAGCCTGATTTCCGGACTGGAATGCGTTGATGATTTGCTGGCTTGACATGCCCACCTGATTGCCCACATTGGCGATAAGTCCCTGGATGTTGCACAGGGCGCTCTGTAACTGTTGGGTAGAGCAGTTCAAAGAAGAAGCAAGCTGGTTGATGGCATTGCCATTGCCCTGAATGGCTGACATCAGGTATTCACGACCGACATCACCGTTAAGCTCGGCAGGCAGACCTCCACCATTGCCAAAGCGGTTGCCAAAGCCGTTGCCGCCCCAACAGAACCACAAAAGGATAATCCAGATGAACCACCACGAGCCGCCCCATTGGTCTTGGCTGCCACGTCCCTGGTTCAGTAAAGCGAGAAGTCCGGGGTCTACACCCTTGCTTCCCATCAAGTTGGGCAACATAGCCATGATGTCGAATTTGCTTCCGCCACCATTTCCGTTGTTCCCGTCTTGATTGAAGACATACGTTCTTTCCATAGAGATTTATATTTTGTATTACGGTCAAAATCAACCGCATCACAAAAGTATAAATACCGATACTGCCATGAAATCAGTTGTTTCCCAACGCTTTCCTAATGTTTTCCCAATATATTCTCAACATTTTCCCGCCTTCCATACGTTCCTGGAAATTGGGAATCATGTAGTTTATCGCGCGTTTGGTCTTGTGAATTTTAGGAGCTATCTGCGAAGGGTACATTCCCCTTTCGACAAGCAACTGTACAAGCAAATAGCGGGCGTCTACGGTTTCCGTATCCTTATCCGAAGATAGTATTCGGCTGGCGGGTATTTCTGTCTCCTGCGCCACGAGATTGATTGTTTCGGCAAAGATTTCTGACTTACACATAGTTTTTCTGAATTTTATATTTATCTTTGCCCTGCCACATAAAATATTTGATTATATACGAACAAAGCATAAGATACTGTGTTGAAGATATTAAAGCCTCCAACGTGCGGTGTCTTATGCTTTTTTCAAATTTTTATGTGGCAATAATTATTTGAACGTTGGGGCTTTCTTTTTACTCTAAGCCCCGAAAGAGTGTCAGCTACAAGCCAACTTCTACATCGTTAATTTCTTTCTTACCATACAAATAGATTAATATATAATTTTCTCATAAATGTGTATTTTCTATATATAATTTTTATAAGAATGTGTATTTTGTGGGATTTTGATGAATTATTGTTGCTTAATCCAATAAGTTTACCTCTATGCTAAAATTACCATTGCCACAAATTATAACTCACCCCACCACCTACATAGAAACCGCCCGGATAACCATACCCAGCCTGCAACCCTAATCCCCAACGCTTCTTCTTCGGCTTGATGGGAACCAGATAGTAGATGTCATTCGTTACCGTCTGATAAACCGTCCTCGGATACACAGTCATACTATCCAGCCGTGGGTCTACATACCCGCTCACCACCGCACGATACAGGCTATCTCCATACACAACCCGTTTGCGATGAAGCAAGGTGTCACCTATACGTACTGTGTCATTCGGCAATATCTGCCAAAAGACCGCTATCGGTGCGGAGATAAGAACCGTGTCAAGTTTGACAACCGTTTGTATCTTTGTTTCGGTACGGATTTCTGCCGGCAAAGGCTTGAGCGGGCGGAACCACGCCGCCACACAAGCGATAGCCAGCAATACAACTAATAGCCAGGGTAGTTTTTTCATAACTTCAACAGATAATGATTAACAACCATGCCTGCGCATATTGCGGCAACTCCACACAGCAAGTCCGTTTTATTCCACTTGCCGTTATAGTAGTGGCAACGGTCGCTGTTCTCCTTAATGAAGAGCATCAGCAGTGCAGTGCTGCCACCGAATACTATGGCGGTGGATAGATAGACCACCGCACCTAAGATGTTATTTTTCATACCATAAATAATTAAATAATTAGTAAGATACTACACCGTAGCTCCACTGGCATCTACCCATGAATTACCGTTCCACCATATAGGTTTACGCAGGGTCACATCAAAAAATTGAAAACCATTATCTGCATTGCCAGGACGTTGTGAAGTAACTCCTACATTTAAATATGGAATTGCGAGAAAATCAGTAATCGGACTTTTTAAATTCCCATTCGTTGACATCAAGACTCCCTGATTGTAAAAAAAATGCGGGTATAAAGTTTTGTCCGGTATGTCGTCCTTTACTGGTTTCCACAGCAATACCGATGTCTTCATTGTTGACCAGGTAGAATCATGTTCACCGATTAGCGCACAGTCTGAAAAATCCTGAAACGATAAGGTTTCAACGTCATTAACCGAACTGAATCCAACAACAACTTCTTTTTTCCCGTTAGGTGACTCTCTGTATACCTCAAACCCATAGTTCTTACCAGGGTTTATATAGAAATATGGTGTTTTCTCTTTATCACTATCGGTAATATCTATATTAAACGCACGTTTGGCAATAGGTATATTTTCTCCACACAACAGATATATTGTATATTTATAATTTCCATTCTCCCGATTATTAATAATGTTACCGATATTCCTTAATTCAATATTTCCTTTGTTAAAAGCGTCCATAACATACTGACGCATTCCTAATGTAGTCGTTCTATTATAATTATAATAACAGGCTTTATACCAATTTGTATCAACCAATGTTCCTCCTATTCTACAGTTGAGAAATACGCAATTCATATCCACAATATCAGTATTATTCAAAAACTCAGGCATTGTCATATCTCCGGCTTTATCCCATAACCCTCTAAAATAACAACCAATATATGTTACGCCTTGATTTTCACTTAATATCCTGCTATTCATATAAAAATAGCAGCCTATAAAGTTGGCTTGAATGAGACCTCCACTACCTTCAATTGTAACTCCGCTGATTTCCCAGTGACAGCCGGTAAAATTAGCTTTGATTTTTTGAGTTAATGTTATATTGCTTTGTATGCAATTAATGAAGTTAGTATACAGTCCTCCTCTGAATGTACCTAACTTATAATCAAAAGTCCTTTTTTCGTTATACCCTCTGAATTCATTTACCGAGTTAAATATCCAAGCATCTCCCGCTAACTCCTGTCCCTCATTCATTTTGGATATAGTACCGTCTCTTAACACCACATTTATAGCATCAAGCCGGTATGTTACATCTGAATAGGTATCCTCCCATGAATAATAAATGACATTATGCCAACGCATAACATCAATATATCTATCAGCCAATGCCAGTATATAAGGAGCCCGCCTTATGCTAATATTGTCCAAACGTACAGGAGCCCCACTGATTATGACAGGAATTTGCCAATTACGGTATTTCGTATCGCTGCCTTTAGACATGATAAATCCTTCTTTGATTGAAAGCCCGATAGAAGAGTATGCCGATCTCCAATCATTTATTCCATCATTCATGTTTATGACAATATGGAAATCTATGAAAGAAGACATATTCATGTCAATCGACAATTCATTCAAAATCTTTGCATCTATGTCTTTGGTAAACAGATAAGTCTTCTTATTGGAACATCTTATACTACGACATATCCGCACGATTGCATTAAATGCATCAGAGCTGTCTGTTTTACCGTCGTTGGACGCGCCAAACCATTCCGGCATTAAGTATTTGTTTTCTACATCCCCTTTGATATTCAACGCATTTAAAAAACGACCCCCATTAAATTTTAGAATACACCCTTCAGGAATGCTTATCTCAGCGCCATCCAAATCAAAATCATACCTGATTTCGTATATAGTATCAGGCTGATTTATCATTTCCTGGGTAAGAATATTCTTTCCACCAACAATATTCCTACGCAATATCTTATACCCCTTGCCGCTGAATCTGTCAGGATTATAAGCACGGTCAGCAAATTTTAAAACACTTAAGTTTTCCCCTTTGTCTACAGACACAAGGTCTTCGTCGTCCGCAAGACCGGAACCGATAAAACTCTTTAGGGTGTTAGGAGTAGTAGAACCATTTTCCCTGCCTTCTTGAAATGGAAACTGCTCATTACCCGTCAAAACGTCTCTTTTGGGGAGTTGTCCAATTTGTTGTCCTTTTTCTGTTTTCTCTTCCATACTACTATTTATTTTTACTTGTAAGCAATATTGGCTCTTCGTTAGTCAACAACAATGGAGCGTCATTGGCTAATAATAAAGCCCCTCCGTCAGGAAATGGGTGTGGTTTATTCCCGCCAGCACCGGGAAACCCTATGGTAAGTATGCTGATTACGGGAATGCCGATTATAGGAATGCTGATGTGAGGGGTAGTGATTGGTTTCATAGGCTATCCCTCTTTAATCATTTTGGCTTCTGACACTTTCGTCGCACTTCTTATTGTAATTTCCATACCTGCCGCTATGCCAATAAGACGAAATATCACATTGGAAGGACCTAAGGCTTGATTGGTATTTGGGGAAAGCGGTATAGGATTCATGCCTTCAATATTGGCAAATACAGTCACCATTCCGCCCTTGTTCTTTATCTATATGGTAACGGGATTGCCGTCACTGACAAACGTTGCGTAATACGCTGTTTTGCCTTCTTCTTGTTGAAATGATAAAACTTCTGCTGCCATGATGTTTACTTTTTAAAGTTATTCAAATAGTTCACAATTCCCTGCACATGCAAGTCTACTATTGCCCGTTTTCCTTCTTCCGATAATAGAAAATCAACATCTTCCTTATTGTCCTGGAATAGGTTCTCTGTAAGGACTGCCGGACACTTCGTGTGCTTCAGGATATAAAACCCGCTTTCCTTATCAGGGTCGCCATCCGTCATGTCCTTGCGTATCTTCATACCCGGCAAAAGTCGTCCGGCTGCCGCATATAAGCTATCAGCTAATTTATCGGCTTTCGTCTGACCTGCCGAAGTCCACGCTTCCCAACCACGCGCCTGCATCCATTCAGAGCCGCTTCCCGCTGCATTACAGTGGATGGATACGAGAATTACTTCACTTGCCTTGTATTCGTTTGCCCTGCGGCAACGCTCCGATAAGGGAACGTCTATTTCCTCTTTGACGATACGTTCGGCATCAACGCTTTGTTTGCGCAATTCCGCTTCCAAACGTGTGGCAATCTCACGGGCATACGCATATTCTTTCAATCTTCCGTCCGGTGAACACTTGCCCGGAGTGTTACTTCCGTGTCCGTTGTCAATCAATATTTTCATTCTGCACGTCCTCCTTGAAATATTTGTCATAAACCACACGAGCCACCCATCCGGCAACAACACCGACACCGAATGATACAACAGTAGTCAAGTTCACCCAAAACGGGGTGTAGTGCATGTAAAGCATAACTCCCACGATGATAGCGATAACAATCGCTGCGATAATCAGTTTCTTTTTCATTTTGTTACTCCTTATCTTTAGTTATTATTTCATTCATATCTTCTTTTTCGACATCGAGCACTTTCTTTCCGAACAATCCCAACGCTTTCAGCAAGTTGAAATTATATCCCTTTGGCTTCAAGATATTGCTTATGATAGAGCAGAACTCTATGAAGCAGACAAACAAGCATGAATACACATCAATATTCCATTTATTACCGGAAGCGATGTTTATCATCACCACCATACAGACAAAGGCAAAGTATGTCACCATTTTACCCATAGTACGGCGCACGGCACTTGAAAACCGAAATCCTTCACCCAATAGCAAGCATTTCCTTATCCCGAACATCAAATCGCATACAACGACTGAAAATGTTACTATCAGCCACGGTATCATGTGTTCCAATGACTGTGCAATAAAACTGCTTGCTATTACCGAGAAACCACCCGGTATGCCTTGGGTAATAATGTTATTCTTCATCTTATCGTTATTTGTCAATTATTCATATCTTTGCGTCTCTTATCAATAAGCTAACTACTGTCATTCCGTTTTGCTCGTGAGAGTAGGACGGGATTTTCATATCTTACCGTAGTATCTGAACCATGCACCCCATTTGCGTTCTTTCAAATAGTTAGGGTTGTCCTGGTTGAGTTTGGCTTCCATCTCAAATGCGCTCGCACGGTAAGCGTTGGCGTTCACTTTACCGCCACCGATCTTGTTGTCTGTAAACAGGTGGTACACGAAGCTCACAAACCATTCAGTCAAATACAAAATGTAGTAGAATAGCGGGATAAGTAACAACCACCATGCACTGACATTGAACGCCAGCAATACGGATGGGATAGCCGCTATCTCCATACACTCGAAGAACTGTTTCTGATGTGTCCGTTCATGGCGTATGGTTGCTTCGGACAACTCTTTCAGCTTCGTAAGGATAAAGCCGAAGAACATTATCGTTGTGTAGTTACCAAACAAAATCATTTTGGCGAGCCAGTTTTCATAAAATACTTTTACTCTCATAATCAAATAAGTTAAATTCAATTCTTATAATTAGTTTCTTATATTATAGCTGTATAATTTACCATCAATTTTAAATTCAGTAAGACACATCAAATCCGTTTCGTTAAAAACATAACGAGGATTACACATATCAACTAGAGTAGCATAATTACCGTTGTTTATAACACCACCATAAACACCAGGAACTACTTGCTCATTAAGAGAACAAACTTTAAAACCGCTATCTATTCCAGCTAATACAATTCTATATTCAAAACTTTCTATATATTTTGAAAAGTATAGGTTACTTATATAATTTTTAGGGTCTCCAACATAAGGCAAATCAATATATTGTTGAAGAGTAATAGGATTAAAATTATACTCACCAACACAAGGATAAGAATAGCCAGCATAAAAAATGGCATTGCCGATATTAAGCAAATCAATATTTTTATTTCCAACAGCAAGATTACTAATAGATGTAGCTCCAATTTTAACCATATCTAACTATCTCCATTTTTTAATATCAGGGTTTATATTTCCGCTCTAAATTCTTATCTCTCATATCAAGCATCTGTTGTAGCATACATTGTATATTCGTTTTTAGTACCGATACTATCATATTCAGATTTAGTACGTTTAACAACTCTTTGTAGATTATCGGATATAAGAATATCTTCAATAAAAAGTTTATCATCGCTTTTATCGTCATCGAATAAGTTTAATCCTATTGCTATTCGTTTAGAAACAGGCTCCTGAGAAGTATAATAACTAATATTAAATTCTATTTCATATTTTTCTTCATCAGTATAATAAGCATAAACAGAAGAAAGTTCTATACAATTTCTATGGCTTGAGTAACTATGTATATAATATTTAGTATGATTCTCGCAAATATCTATAATCATATTCTTAATAACATCAGTAGAACCAAATATTTTAACAACATGGTCATAAGCTTCTGTACCCCATATATTTTTATTGATAGTTAACAAAGAACCATTGGTAACATTAATAATTTTGCCATAATTGATATAATTTGCATACTCCTTCGTCGCTATATTCGCCACTATTTCCGCAGGGGTTTCAGTAGTTGGACTAACACTTTGGTCGCCTGGTGCATATGTATCAGTATGAAGAATAACTTTTGCTTCATGAGAAGCATAAAAGTGGTATTTACCACCACCTCGTACAAAAACATAGCATGTATCAAAGTGACTCAAATTACCTAAACCCCTCACAGGGTCTATATCTGCATGAATAAAATCTGATAAGTATATAGTAGTCTTGCTATCACGATTAACGCCCCAAGCAGACGGAGCAAATTCCCAAATTTTACGAGTAGAAAAACCTTTCTCATGTGTAGACCATGACGGTTTTGTACCGCTATCTAAGGATACCAGCACTTCTACTCGTATGTTCATTCTTTCTCTAGCAGCAATCGTAACTGGATACCACGTATTTTCATCCAACCCGGAAGCGTCAATCTCTGTAAGCTGCATCATGTAGCCAACACTACGAGCGCTTGAAATGCTGTCATCGACATATTTCTTATCAGAGACTTCCGCCCAATCCCCATTCTTACGACCATATGCCTTTCCATCAGTTGGCGCCTCGTCCATGCCGCCTATCTTTCCCTGACTTGCCCATTCGCCATTCACCCATGCGTAGTAATCATAAGGGGCTTTCGTACCTACAGCCATGAACCCGTCAACTGCCGAACCATCGGGAACGGCGGATTTCAAGGCTTCAAGAGTGTCGTATTCGCCGGCTACCTTAAATGATTTCCCAGGTTCTCCCTGTATACCTGGCTCGCCTTGTTCTCCTTTCAAAAATTCTAAAGGATAATTGACCACAGAAGCTTCACTGTTGCTTCCTGAAGGTTTAAATGCAGGCAATGATGTTACATCATCCGCTTTGTCCGCATTCGGTACTTCATTAACCCCTATGGAGTTAGCCATAAGACGGGCAACTATTTCTTGATAATCCTGTTCTGTCCAAGCCATAATTATTCCTGTTTATCGGTTGCTTCTTCCGGTTGATTGTTGATAGCACGATTGAGCGCGTCAATGAAGAAAGGTTTGCAAAAAGCATTTGCATGCTCTTGTATCAAGGATACTTCTTCATCGGTATACTCTGTCTCTTCATTGGAGTTGTATATCTTCAAAGCGAGTGCATGCGATGCGATACCGTTACCGTTTCGGTATAATACATTTGCAAAATTCTCTCTACAGTCTATCTTTTCACAATGCTTACGGGTAATGTCCGTGGCAATAAGTAATTGTTTAAAATTTATCTTTTTCATGAGCTTGGGTATGATTTAGTTAATCTTCCATCTTTATAAAAAGAAAGTCCGCTGATGCCAAGAGACACTTGGTATCTTGAACCACTTAAATTTGAAATCATTGACAATGACCCTGCAAAAAGGGTGGTAGACGCAGTTAAGTTGCCATCACTTGCTATATTGTCCAATTTTAATCTTGGGTAAGTAACAGAAGTACCTCCGCCTCCACTATCAAGGAATGAAATTCCACCCACATCATATCCTTTTGAATTATAAAATTTTAGGCTGTTTGAATTTGGGTTTATTTCTATTTTTGTACCTGACGAAGCGGTTGATATTTTGCCAACAATGCTAACATTCCCATTTTCGTCTATCACCAAAGAGTTGTTAGGAGTTCTTACATTTTTAAACACCCCGCTGTTTGCATTTATCTCTCCTTCAAAATATCCACCAATAGCCTTTATTGTCCCGTCTGCCTGAATAGACACATTCCCGTTGGCGGATATATTTCCGGTAAAGTATATATTTTTGGAAACCACGGAAATATTATCAAGTGCCACATTGATTTCTGAACCTAATCCGTCTTTTTTGACATATAATTTAAGTTCATCGGTAACCCCATTGATGTCCAGCCCCAACTGCGTTACATCTTCCTCTATTTTTGTAACAGACAATTTGAGGTTTTCCGCTGTCTGCTTTATTTCGGAACTCAATTTAGTATACAAATCCTCGAATGCGTTTTCGGCAAGAGCCAGCGAATGTATGTATATATCCCCCGTAAACTTCAACTCAAAATCGCCCGTTCCGTCCCATGTGCCGGAATATTCCTTCATTGCGTATTCCTCACCCGGTTCAATACGTTCGGTGAAATGCAGGTTCTGACCGGGAAATCCTATTGTCAGCGTTCCGGCTGTAGCTACCTTATACCGGAAAGAGATAAAGAACTTCTTCGGTTCTTCCCCTTCCTCATAGGTCGGTTTATTGGCTAAATCCGCATTTGACTGTTTAATTCCGGAAGAAAGGATACGAAGCACGTTTCTATCTCCGTCTCTAATAATGGCAACCATAGCGTCCTTACGGGAATAGAACTTGTCGTTAACCAATAAGAACTTTCCGTTCACAGTAAAGAAGCGAACATCGTTCTTTGTCTCCCAACCGTTCGTATTGGATGCAAATGTCGCATTGTACAGATAATTATCCTTTGCCTGCACCTCGTCAAGCACTTTGGAAATTTCAGAGTAAATCAAATCTTCCAATATCTTGAATTGGGTCATAATGTTTATTCCCGTTTTCAAGATAAAGTCTCCCATGAACTTGTTGCCTTGCGGACTGATAACCGTCACTTCCTTACCTGCTAAAGAATAAGAATTTATTCCTGCATACTGGTGGATACTCGGTGCATCATCGCCATATACGGACAAGGTGATTGCGTTCTGACGCTTCTTGTCTGTTCTGTTTCCGAGCTGTACAAGGCTATCGCCTTCCTGTGGTATGTCGCTGTTTGCATCACAGTCCGTCTTGCTAAGGTCTATGTAATCCTCACCAACGCCGACACATAAGCGCCAATAGTAACGGTTGGATACATTCTCGTAGATACCCGGCTTGATATTGAAGTCTTGAAAACGTATCTGGTCGCCTTCCTTGAACGGGTTCTCGATAGCCGTTTCTCCATCATCCACCAAAAGATAGCAACGCCAAAAATCCTCGTGTTCTTCCACCTTTCCGCATTTCATTCCGGCAGCGGTGAACATGTAGTTTCCGCCTGCATAAGAGAGCTTCTTTATCTCCAACTCGGAGAACATCGCCTTAATACGCACAAAGAGTTCGTCCACTTCAATATAGGATTTACCCGTCTTGCTGTCTACTTTAATAACAAAGCCTTCACCGAGAGCACCGGAAGAAAAGTTCATGGACTGGATGTAGTCTGAAAACAATCCACCTAAGAACTTTATTAAAAATCCAGCTTCGTCCGGTCTGTCTTTTCTTATAAAGAACTTGGATAAAGCCTCTATATCAAGAACCTTAAAGTAGACAATTCGGTCGGCGGAAGTCCTGATGAACAGTGCTGGGTCGGCATCTGCGACGCATATATATATTTCCCCGAGATTCAGACCTTGTAAATGCTCTTCATCACTCGGAGATAAAGCAGGGGGAGCTGCCTGATTGTTTTCATTAAGAGCATCACCAAACCATAATATTTTACTAAGCCTTTTTTTCATACCTCAACCTTATCAACATTAGTAAATGCAGCTTTTTCTGCGCTGAATTGCAACATCTCTCCATCTTTGGCGTGGTCTATCAGGAATGCGGGGAAAGAGGCGGAAGAACCAGCTTCAGGAGAGCCGCCAATACCTGCAATATCGTTATTCTGTAATTCAAGAGCCATATTTATATGGAACAACTGGCTATCTTCAATAACTTGCGTCATTTCCGGAACAGAACTTTCCGAACGGACATATCTTGTCCCGTCAATTTCCACCATAGAAAGGCATAAAATACGGTTTATGTGTTTTGCAAACCAATAAGGGACACCGTTTGAATTTCCTATTGTAAGATTATATACATCATAAGGTACTGCGTATAATTCTTCTATCTCTTGCATTTGGTTGCGATATTGCTCATTATCTATTCGAGGGGAATATCCTCCAGGTTTAAATCCTGCTTCCACACGAAAATTAAATACTTGCTGAATATCATCTACCCAAAATATGTTATCAAAAGCGGAGTTATTGCTTTTATGGGAATAACGGATAAGCACAGTTTCCTCTAACAAGTCATCAGAGGAGCATACGATAAAAGGTTCTGATGTATCTTCGTTGATTGTAACCGTATATACGGCATCCTCCAAGTCTCGAAGAATGGCGTAATACATCACTACATTGTCATTATGATTATATGTGGAAAGTGATATTGGTGTAGAATTTCCTGCGGCAAGATTGTTCAGGCTCGCTGAAACTTCCTCTGAAGCATTAGTGAATACCTGTATATGGATTTTATCAGAAGCGTGGAACTTCTGAATATAGTCCATATCAAGCCCAAACTTATCTTTTACAGGTGAGAAAAAAAGAGGGCAAACATCACCAACTTTTACCATGTCTTTTCGTCCTTTTATAGTGATGTGCAACTTCACACATCATGCGCAAATATACATACTATTTAGACCAATTCCAAATAATACATTGTAAAATAACGAGTGCCTGATAGACTTATATGAAATCTCCTCATCTATTAATCCACACTCTTGACTATCAAAGAATATTTTACCGCTTCCGGTCGTCCATAATTATAGCTTGCACTTTTTACGTAGCCTTTATAGATACGCCCGTTCTTTTCCACCCGAATGTAACCCGTCAAGTCTGACGGTATTTCCAAATCTCCGGTCTTGACGGAAAGTTCTCCTACCGTGAACAGTTTGTTTCCCAATACAATGCTCGACCTTTCGCTAACTCCATTGATTGTCACATCACTCTTACCGTCAGATGATGTAAACTCCAACGCGTTGGCAAAAGCACCTATATACCTTGCGTTTGCTTCAATCATAAACCTTTGGGAATACATGGCATTGAACATGGTAGAAGGAGATATGACACCGGATATTATATATCCATCCCTTACAAGCTTGTATTTTTCTCCGTCAAGTGATGCTCCAACAAAGAATATATCATTATCACTGTCGCTATCAGTCGTATCTTCACCTCTTTTTTCCGCAAGAAATTCCATACCATAAGCATCGGCTCTATATGGGCTAACTAATTCCAATACGTTATCTGTCAATGTAATGCCGGTGGTGTATTCATTGGTAAAGCGGAATTCATCGCGACCATTTACACTGTCGTAATCCTGTTTGTCATACCCGACTTTTACCCCCGAATAAACCAGTCCGGCATTCACATTGTATTCCAAATCGGAAGTGCTGTCCTGCAAGTCCTTTATTTCTGTATCTTGGAATAAAGTATCACGATGAACAAATGTCACCTTCTCGTCACCGATTACAGGGACAAACCCAAATTCCGCGCTCATCCAATTGGCGAATTTGGTATAAGATGTATATATTTTGGCATTGGGAAGTCCTCGTATGCTTTCTGCCGGAACTATCATCGCCATGTCTAAACGCTCATCTACTCCGGTGGCGATTTCACCCGTTACATTGTTCTTATCAGTTATAGACCTCAGTAAACGGTTAAGCAATACTTTAGGACTGATACAATCTATTTTTACAGATTTTCCACGCTCGGAAAAACTTATATTTAACGGTGTGTCAAGACTGTTGAATTTAAAATTAACGGGAAAATTTTGATATATAGGGTCAGATTTTGCAAGTGCTATATTGAAATTAATCATCTCACCTGGAGATATTGTCAAATTCTCATCAATATCGACAGTGTATGTATTAAATGTTTGAATTGTAGCGGATTGATAATATATTTTAAGCTCTTTACTATTTTCATTATAAGAGGAAAGCCGTATATATATCGGGAAGGATACGCCTGGTCTCTGATACGTAATGAATACACTGAATTTTACTTTTATTCGTATGGTCAAATCCCTGTCAGATATATTTTTGAACAGATATTCTCCGAATAGACTTTCCGTACTTTCAAATCGGTTTTCAGCCGTATCAAAAACCTCTACAATGTCCTTTGTCGCAATTTCCGGTTGTCCTAACATATAAAAAGGAATAGTATAATAAGCATTAGGATAAGCAGTCATTACATGGGAAACATTAGGCTCCTCTGCGTCACTTGGTATAGACCATTTTATATCACTGTTCATCAACAATCTGTCATAATCCAAAGGTTGGGACTCCTTTATTTCTTTTACCGGGTATTCATACTGCGTGCCTTTCTTTGCCTTAATCAAGCTTGCGAGACTGTTGTCGACGGCATTTATTTCGCACGTCGTATCATTGTAGGAAAATGTGGAGTAGTCCAAAGCACATCTGAACTTTTCATTTAACAGCCATGAGTTATTCCGGGTATAAAACACGAGTGTTGCGGATGAGTTCAGGTAATTCGACAAATATTCTTTCAGCAATAGCGAATAAGCGCCGTTGGCAAACTCAAATTTTGTGGAAAAACTACGAACAACTCCGTCATAATCCCCTCTCTTGAAAGACATCTCTACATCGTCCCAATTAACAAGCTCATTTGTGGCGTCATATGTCATTCCGCCTATCAACAGTTCACATCTGTAATACATATCTATTTCTTTTTTGAAGTTGAACGTATCATGGCATCTATGTCATCACACATACGCCTGACCATATAGGCATATTCTTTGGCGGAGAACGTGTTTTCATCAATGTGCATTTTTACATGAGACATTAAAGAAACGCGTTCTTTGGTAAAATATTCCCTATCCATTTTTATTTTCCCTATATCCGGAGATGTTTCCTGCAATTTTGCAAGGCGGTAATTGTCAGAAGCGGAAACGCTGCTTATCCGGTTCTTTATCTTATCATGTTCGTCCTCTCTGAATTTATAACCCAAAGCAGACATGACTTCTACAGCATCACTCCAGTTTCCGGAAGAAATGAGTTCCTGACATATGGCAAGGCAGTTTAATCGGATTTGAATTTTCAGCACTTCATTTTTCCGGTTTATTTGGGCGGAAACAGACTTTCCCCCTATTATTGATAAGTATTCATTGCATAGCTTCTCGGCCGCCAAAGCCTTTTCTCTGATACTATATCTTCCGCCTTGAACAACCTTATCAATATCCCCCAGGAATATGTCTATAAAGCGGGAAAGGCATATTTTGTTTAAGTCATTATATATCATATCTTATACTCTGCTTGAAATCCAATTATAATCCGCAATATGGTTGGCTTTCTTCATAATCCGACCAATGTTCTGCAATTGTTTGGTATTGCTTTCCATCTTTCTTTCAAGTCGGCTGTAATCGTTGTTTACATTAACAACAATCCCCTCTTCTCTCATATTCTTTAGCTTTTGTTCCAATAAACCATAATCCGATGTAAGTCCTCTACGGTCATAAATATATGATAAATCAGGGATTACCTGCGCATGCGCCGGAAGGTCTACCAATGTCGGCTTATCAGGAGTGATAAAAAGCCCGTTATTAGTTACGATACCCTCTTTCTTGCCGCCATCACCTACTATTGCCAAACCGCCGGGATGGTCTTTTGTCCCTTTGGCGTATTTGGGAATGGGCTGGGCTATTATGGTCGCCAAGCTAACTGCTCCTTGTGCTATAATTAATGGGATTATCCCAGGAGCAGCGAATGGATTAGTCCATGCTTTCATTATAGCTAAAGATGTAGCCATTATCGTTTGTATAATATTGTTAGCCTTGTCAAACTTTGCTTGCTTCTCCTGCAATGCGGCTTTTTTCTTTTCAAGCTCCGCATTTTTCTTTGCTGTTTTATCCTCCGCGGCACGTTTACGAGCTTCCGCTTCTTCGGTGGAGATTGCACCATTTTCTTCAAGTTTTTCTATTCTTTCGACTTCTCTATCATATGCTTCATCATTAGCATCTTGTTCAGCTTCCACTTCTTCCATCTTTCTTTCAAAAATAGCAGTTCCCAAATCTGCAAATCCTCCCAGTAAATCAGATATAGCTTGAATAGTTTCTGCTATTTTATCCATTTTCCTCTTGTTAGCTTCAGCTGATTTATCTACTGCGTTTATTTCTGCATCCCTAACCTTTTCTGCAAGGGCAATTTCAGCTTGTGCTATCTTTTCTTTCAATTTTAATCTATCTTCTTCCGATAGACCTGGTGTATTTAGTTGTTCTTTGGCTAAATCAATGGCTAATTGTGCTTGCTTTATAGCATATTTTTCTGTTATTTCCTGCTTCTTCCTTTCATAATCTTCTTTATTTATTAAACCTTGAGAATATTGTGCAGCTGCTTCATCTAATTCTTTAGACATTGCAGCATTTATAATAACCGATTGAAAAGAATAAGATTCTTGTATTTTCTTATTCTTTTCAGAGGCGTACCTTTCTTCTAAATCTAATCGTTTTCTTTTGTACTTCTCATCAACAAGAAAAACATCTTCTCCGTTTTTTATAGCAGCATTTATAGCTTGCTCCCTTTCGTTATCGAGTAATTCCAATCTTAATCTATATTCTTCTTCGCTCCCTTTTTTTACAATGTCTAATTTATGTTCAATTTGAGACTTTTCTTTATCAAGTCCATAGGATAATTGTTTATCTTCCAAAGCTTCTTGCATTGCTTTTGCAAGATTTTCTCTGGTTGCTTGTTCTTCCTTAGAACTGCCTCTAATAGCTGCAATTCGCTTGTTATAATTCAATGATATTTTAGCAAGTTCTTTCTCTAATCCCTCATCCATTAAATCCAGTTCGGATTGTTGTAAAGCTTCACGAATGCGAATACGCTCTTTAGCGGCTTTTTCCAAAGCTTTCTTTTCTTTATCCGTTAACGGAAGTGTTATATTGCCAATAGCTTCTGTTTGTCGTAAATCAAGTTTATCCAGCTCATCAATTATACTTTGTGTAATTGATGCTAATGCTTTTTTTCCGGAAGCTAATACTGTAAAATTATGTATACTTTCTTTTATTTGATCCTTTGAACGCTCTGTATTTTTTTTAAAAAATCCTATATTATCCAATGCTTTTTCTTCTTTTCTTCTATTATTTATAGCTTCTTCATAGGCATTGTTCTCAAACATGAGTTGAGTTTTTAATGTTTCAAGATATTCTTCTTTAGCGGATAATGCAGCTTCATCTGCTTTCATACCCTCATTTAATTTTTCTTTATACAACCTTTGCATACGATTTGTATGCTTCTCTATCACGTCAGATGTAGCCATTTCTTTCTGAGCCATAGACACAGCTCGATTATTGTAATCGTCTTGTAATTGTTCTGTATTTTTCAAGTCATTGGCTATATTTCTAATACCTCTTGCAAAAAAATTAATAACATTCTTTGCTGGCCCAGTAGATTCCATAAAAGACAACATAAATGCTTCCCATGCCGAAGACAATCCAAGAATTGCTCCTTGTACATTATCCCCCATAGTATTTGCCATGTTCCCAAGTTCTTCTTCAACTCCTGTTATCTGTTCTCTTAAAGGGATAAGCGCATCAATATTAGTAAGCAATGTATTGAATTGAGCCACACTTCTTTTATCAGTGAGTTCAAGCGTAGTATTTAAATCCACACCTTGCTCTTTTAACTTCTTTAACCCATTCACAAGTTCAGGCAATGTTTTTACCGCTCCACCTAATGATTTAGCCAATAGTCCATTACTATCAGCAAGATTAAGGAATATATTTCTTAAAGCTGTCGCGGCCATAGACGCATCAAATCCAGAGTCTGCCAATTTCCCTAATAAGGCTAAAGTATCTTCTATCTGAAAATTGAAAGCTTTTGCCACTGGACCCACAATAGGCATCGCTGTTTGCAAATAAGAAAAAGACAAAGCGCTCTTGGTTGTAGCAACAGCCATTGCAGATACATATCGTTCCGTTTCTGATGTGTCTGCATTAAACATTCTAAGTGCAGCACCTGCAAGAGCTGCTGCTTCTGGCAACTCTGCGCCAGTAGCTTGGGCAAATTTTAAAATACCCTCCGTTGATTGCAGAATTTCATTTTTAGAAAATCCCAATTTAGCCAGTTCTATTTGTAAGGCAGTAGCTTGTGATGCTGTATATTTAGTTGCCGCACCTAATCGTTGAGCATCAGTTGTCAAGTCTTTTATATTTTTAGATGTAGTACCTAAAATTGCTGCTAATTTGCTATTTGCAGCTTCAAAATCAACAATAGATTGAGCACCTGACTTAAATAAACCTATGAGCTTTTGAAACCCACTGATAACAGCTTGTGCTCCAACCATTCCCTTTACCATAGAACCTACCCCAATTCTAACTTCATTGAGTCCGCCTGCTACATTTGACCTTAAGATATTTCCATATCCTTTGGCGACAATTCCTAAATTTTTAAACGTCTTATTTCCGTTTTGTAATTCGACTATTGCAGCCTTTATTTCGTTCTTATATGCCCCAATAGCCATCTTTTGCTTAGTATATGAATCAGTATTTCTGCGTATATACTCTGTATTCTTAGCTATCTGATTATTTAATTGCTGACGCACTTTGTTGTCTTTATCTTCTGCATCAGTAACTTGGGAAACTGCAATGCGAAGCAGTTTATTTTGCTCTTTTGCCTCATTAATAGAATGAACCTCTTTATTTGTCAAAGCAATAGCTTCTTGCGTGGTAATTTTAAGTTTCTTCTTTTCTTGATTAAGCATCTTTTGCTGCTTTAATCTTTCCGTTTCTACTTTAGCCGCTTTTAACTCTGCTTGCGCATTTAAATCATTTGCTTTAGCCTGCTCCAAAGCTTCTTTTGTGGCTTTTTGGGTCTCCTCTGCAATGTTTTTTAAAAGAGCCTTATATTCATTTTGGATGTTAGCAAGTTCTTTCTCTGTTGTAATTAACTTTTTTTGAATCTCTTCAAATAATCTTGCCTTATTAGTCAAGTCGTCATAATTAGAAACCGGAATACTATAAGATTTAGCCAGTTCTTTCCCTAACTCCGCATATGCTTTTTTAACTTCCGTAAATTTATTAGTCAGGCTGGTTAGTTGATTTAAAGCTTTATCGCTTACTACATCGGTAATTACAAACTCGTTTGCCATAAGTCCTAATATTGGGTGTCATGCAACATCACATGGTGATACAAAGATATTGAATTATTTAGAATTTTCTAAATAAGAAAGGCAAAAATGAAAACCAGAAAAAGGAAGAGAAAAAGAAAAAGCCAAACTTAGTGTCTGGCTTTATTATTTATAAACTGTTTAAATAAGCAGTTGAGAGGAAATGCATATACAGTTTGTTATATTTTCATTCTTCTTTCATTTTTGATAAGAAAAAATCTAAATCTTTTTTTTTCATGGTTAAATACCCATTACTTTTTTTGTCTTGAACAAATATCACTGTACTTCCAAGCACTTTTGATAAACTTACTTCAACATTATTTATTTCATCGGATACATTTTCTCCTTTATAAGTATTGTATAGTTTTATGGCTCCTTCAAAAAAAGAAATCACATCTTCTTTCTTGCCATACAAAGGAGATACAATATCTATAATTCTACTATATTCCGAATTTTGCCCCATGAGGAAATATATAGGTTCTCCCCCGTCTACAATTGTTTTATTGATAAATATATTTCCTTTTTTTGCAATTTTTTTTCTAATAGTTTGTGAATTTCCCAAAATGGGAATAAACATTAAAATGGTCAGTAAAAATAATATTTTTTTCATGATGTATATATAAATTAATGATTATACTTATGTTGCCAACAATATAAACTACCTTTTTCAGCTTTTCTTTTACATCTTGTTCCTTTTTTGGTTATAGCAATACATCTCTCCGAAATTCCTTCATTTGTGTTATTATTCCCATTATAATATTTATTCCAAAATTCATATACTGTTCCATTATTTTGATATATCCAAAAACTTTTTCCGTTTAAAATTTCTCCAAAAAGTTCTCCATTATCATACCTAACTTTATCTCCTTCAATATATCCACAGACAGAAACGCTCTCATTTGAATTTTTATCTACTCGCATTTCTATTTTTACAACTCCTTCATTGTTTATAATTTCACATCCTCCTTTCGCATCTGGGAAAAAATTAGATTCATCAAAACAGCTTCTTAATTCGTAATCCCCAACAAATTGCGATGCATCTATTTTTTCTTTAGAAGAAGAACAAGCCGCTAATAAAAATATAATAAGTGTAAATATCGTATTTTTCATACAAATATCTATTTTTTTAAGTTTTGTTTGCAAAGTAATTCCTAATAAATCATTTTGACAATATTTTTAACGGAAATCTTTGTAATTTAGACTGGTTATAAATAGCTTTTCACTTCTTTTTCCCAAATAGTTCGGAATGGCTTCCAAGTTTAAGAAGCTCAATCTCCGTCTGTATCAAAAGATAATTATGCTTTATATGGTGTCCCATTTTCATAAAGAAATTCAGGGGCAATGTCCGCACCGTTTGCCCAAAATACTGTACCGTCAACCCCGTAACGCTCAAACTCGCTTTCATCTTTCAGTTCCTCGAAAGCCGGATATTTCAGGAGTGGCGTTAAATCTACTTTTCTTCTTTCTCCATTGTTGAACGTACACAAAAGAGTGTATTTACCCATGTATTCAGCGGATTCTACTAATAGTATCATAACCTTTATTTTTAGCGTTTAATCTTTTCTATTTTCTCACCGTTTTGCGCCTTTTCCCAAATTTCAAGTAATTGCGCTTCGTGGGTGTCTATGTATTCATTTATCAGTCGGATAGTCTTTGCTGTTCCCTTACCTTCTACCATCCTATCTTTGATAGTGATAGTAAACCAGTTGCCACCGTCTTTAATGTGCAGGTGTGGTGGGTTGTGGTCTTGCCCGTACATGTATATCAAAATACCCCGAATAATGTCTATTGCGCTCATGCCTTTTCTGTTGTTGTTTTGAATGAGCCAAAATCTGTCGTATCAATAACCCCGGCATATTTACCGGAACGCGCCTCGTTTATGGCTGCAACCGTCTCTTCATTAGGTTCTGAATACATTGCATCCATCAAGGTGCTTTCTACAAAATTATTAAGGCTTCTGTTTGCCTTCTTAGCATGTTCCTGCAAGATTTGCAATAAATCCTCACGCAAGCGGAACGAAGTTTGTTTTCTTACTACTGCTTCCATATTATTATTTGCATTACATTGTATTATATTGTACAGCAAATATAATACAATATTTTGGGCGACCAATCAAAAATAAGAAAAAAGTAATCCAAATAATTAATTTTCTAATAAGAGGTTTGCTATTTCAAAGATAAGGGCTATCTTTGCGGTGCTTGATACAACATAATAACTCTTGGGCAAAATAAAGCGAACAAATTTTGTACAAGATATTGGGAAACCCTCTAAGGTGGCAGAAAGGGAACAATCTGCGACTTCTATGCCCTGCGTATGTTGTGTCAAGCACACCTACGGAGGGTTTCTTTTTATCATAATTCGTTATAATATGCTTGACACAACGAATGAGTTAATTCCAAATCAGAAAGGTATGACCTCTCTTCAAATAGCAGAGGTCACGGGTAAAGGCATGATGCTATCTTACGAGACATAAGGAACTTACTCAAACAAGGAGTAGCTGCCCACAATTTTGTGGAGACCTCTTACACTGACAAGTCTAATAGGCAAAGTCCTTGTTTTAATCTCACCCCTAAAGGCTGTCTTATTCTTGCATCAGGTTATGATGCGGTTCTGCGTGAAAGAATAATCAACCGTTTAGAATACCTCGAAAATGAGAAAAAAGTTATCAAGACTCCACAAACTTATCTTGAGGCATTGGAAGCGTTAGTAGCTTCTGAAAAGGAAAAGGAACAACTCCGTATTGAAACAGAGCAGCAACAAAAGCAAATCGAGCAGAAAGATGCAAAGATTACCAAACTCCAGCCTAAAGCCGACTTTGCCGAAGCTGCCTTCAGGGCAGAGGGTAAGGTAGACATAGGTCAAGCCGCAAAGATACTCAATCTCGGTTTTGGGAGGAACACCCTTTTCGGGAAGCTAAGGGATGCGGGCATATTCTTCAAAGACAGGAACGAGCCGAAACAAAAGTATATTGACGCAGGCTACTTTGAAATGACGCTGTTGCCGCCAATACGCAGAGACAACCACCCTGACATATTATGCCAAAAGGTGTTTTGCAAACCAAAAGGTCTTGCTTATATTAACCATCTATTTGGCGGAAAGCCTTCTGATGGGAAAATAGCAAAAATCAAATAGCATTGAAGCATAAACATTTACAGGTACGGAGTAATGACGTACAGCTATAACTATACCCAAAAACATATTGCCACGTAAACAAGCATAGATGCACGTTGAGGTTCGACCAACGTTCACGTTATGATACCCCGTCAGCAATACGGCTGGCGGGCAGATGGCAGAAATAACGACTAAAACAAATATTCATCTATTATGGAAATCAGCACAGCAATGATGCAACACATCCTCCGATTGACGGAAGGATATACGGATTTATTGAACGAACTTAAGGAAGTCAAGGCGGAACTTGCAGAACTCAAAGGAGAAAAGCCCAAGAAGCCGACAATTCATGAAACCAAATACCCACACATGAGTATAATAACCAGGAAATGATTGTATAAGGCGGGAGTTATCCCGCCTTTGTTCTGTTTTTAATATTTTTCAATTTAAAGGCAGAAAAATTACGGGGGTTATACAAAAAACAGTGTTCTTTTTTTAATATCAGAACCAAACATATTCAATCAGTTTCCCGTTGAACATTTCGCCTCTCGGGCAAAAATTGAAAACCCCGTCTTTCTCATAAAGGATATATACTTTCCCCTCCATCTTTGCGGCTTTTCTTGCAAGCGAACGCATCTTAGCTATATCTGCCATTCTCTTTTTGTTTTCACACGCACATCCCATTATAAACCGAATTTTCTAAAATAATCCGCAATACCTTGCTTTATATGCCTTTCCATGAATGCCTTTCTTGCATAAGAACCGACCTTGTAAATCGCCTGTCCGTATTTCTTTTCTATATCACCGCTAAAGCTTATCCCCACACTTTCAATCCTCAGTCCCTTATCTATCGGTACGGCTGTAATAGAATCGTGAAATTCACCCGTAATTATCAGGTTTGGCGTCCCTTTTGAACTTACAGGAGCGTTTATCAGCGAAGAATACATAAGCGGGGCTACCCTTTGCTTGAAAGCTGCATAGCCTTTGGCGTTCTTATACCAATACCCCGCTTCTTTGGTATTGAAATACGGGTCATTAAGGTAAGTAGGGCGTAATGGTTTATCATTTCCGTTAATACCTGACCATAGTTGTTCTACAATATATTGGGAAACTTCTTCTCTGTTTTTTACCATAATATCCCGTATCATCGGTTCAAATCCGGTAGCAAACCGTCTGAAATTTTCTTCTGCTTCAATAATGTTAGCCATAGTCAAGACAATTTAGGGGCGAATGAACGCCCCTAATTAAACGATACCACCATCATAATATACAATCATCTTTTTTCTGTCTTGCCGCACCGGAAGATGCTATATCATCGTAGATGGACGAAAGGGTTTTCTCCCTTTCTTCGGGCGGGCGGTCAAGAAAAAACACATTCTTATGTGTGTTTATGAAGTCCCTCTTCTTCATATTTCTTACCCTCTCCTCATTGAATGTTACACCTTCTACTATCATGTCCAAGCCTCAATACCTGTAATTCCGGATTCTTGCAATACAGAGGGAGATGCAAGGGTAACGGGGCCCCCGCCAACGGTAGTAATGACCCCGTTAGCATAAGAAGCACTTGTCGCTCCGTCCAACGCTTTTTCTGCATTCTTTGCCAGTAATTCACCGTAATACTCCGTAATATCTAAATTTCCGAAGTGCTCAATCAATTTATACTTGTTTGATTCCGTTGATACCAAATCGACATAAACCAATCCTTTCAATGCATCAACGACATCAAAATCATAGGCTCTCACATCAGCGTTCTTAATATACTTTTCGTAATCCTTGAACATGGTTGCGATAGTCAAGTTGGCTTCTGTGCCAGAAGAATCCCAGTCCTGACCGCCCGGATAAACGCCGGACAGTGGAATGCCCGCCAAATCTTTCGTACCGTCATTCATTCCGTAAATGACGTTGTTCTCATCTACAAAATAAGCATCAAATGCCACATTCTTTACCACCATGATGTTTGCTTTCAAGCTGGCATCGTAGTCCTGCAAAGTCCATACATCATTTTTAGCTGAATAGCTTGTGATTCTAGTAGGGCCGTATCCCGTAGCAGAAGTTTGAGCCTCTCCACCGGAAGGTGCATATTCCACAATCGTTTTGATAGGGAATATTCTTCCCGGACGGTCTGCATGGCAAGCCTTTTCAAAGGCTTCCGCTGTTTTCTCTGTAGGTATCTTATGACCGTGAATAGTCAGTATGATAGCTTTTATTTTACCGGGGTCAAGCACACACACGGAGCTACCCGTATTAAAAGTTGCAACGCCCGGACACTTTCTATAATCTGTTGCCATAACATTTTACTTCTTTAATGGTTAAATTTACATTTTTCATCTCGATAGCATCAATAAAATCACTGAATGGTTTCCCGTCTTCTCCTATTACCCCAACCCTGCCATATCTGTAGTTTTCAATGTAGGAATGTGGAACCACATCATTGTAACTACGGACAATGTTTATGTCTTTCTTGATTTCATCCAAGAAAATATTGTATATAGGTCGCAATACCTGCTCAAAGGAAGTCTTTTGCCGGTCTTCATTCGAATACCCTTTCAAAGTGTTTACCATAATAATAAACTCCAGGCTAACCTCAGTCTCGGCAGAACTTCTATCTTCCGTGAACGGAGAATAAAGACATATTATAGGAAACTTCAATTTACTTGTCTTGGGACTTTTACCCCATAAAGTTAATTGATTGCTTATGTAGGCCCAGTCTCCGAATAAAAACGACACATTGCTTCCGTATCTTTTCGATACCTTTTTTACAATGTCCGCAAATATATCATTTACCGGCTTCATATTCCCATACAGTTTATTTTACGCAACATACATGGATTGAAACATACACCAGCATATTCCTTTCCTTGCAAAAGTTTATAAACACGCTTGTTCATATTTACCATATCATTCCATGCCCTAATTTGCAAAACTTGTGGAGAAACAGCATCTCCATCGGCAGAGGTTACTGTTCCAACATTTGTTACGCTGTAATTACCGTCCGCTATATACTTGAAAAATATATAGCAAGCAATAGGGCTGTATTTTTCTGATAAAATAGCAAGCAGCCTATCCCATTTATCATCAACGCCATCTTCTTTTGAATTAAGATAATCGGTAAAAGCCTTACACATATCCTCACCAAGTATACGAATCAAATATTCCTGTTCATATACGGAAATATATGATTCTATTTTGCCCAACTCCGCATCTCTTGTTATAGAGGGAGCACCAGTGTCAGGATTTATCCCGACACTCAGCAACCCGGTGAAAGATTCGTAGTCAATTATCATACCGTATCTTTTTTCGCAGATTTACGTTTAGTGAACAACTCCTCGCAACCCAACGCTCTGGCATCATTAATCAGTTCGTTTGTCGCTTCAATTTTACCCTCGGCATAAAACTTGCTCGCAAGAGCCATTCCGACTGAAACTTCATCGCCTGTTTTATACTTCACACCATCCTTGACAAATGTTACGTTATAACGCTTAGTCAGGTTTATTCTATATTCTTTTCCCATAATTATTCTCCTTATGCTCCTTGAGTGATACCTTCTATTACAGTAGAGAATGTGTCCTTTACAAATGCGGTCTTATATTGCGACTTGATATAACACATCAGCCTCTTCTCTGCGATTACAGTCACGATATTCTTGCGGAAATCGTCATTCTCCCATCCTAAGGTAATAGACAATACCCACAAGTCACGAATATTCAAGTATGAGAAATCACCCATGATGAAATTTCCTTGTTTTACTGCTGTGGTCGTTTCTACACGCAATCCCTGAATCAATTCATCTCCATATCGGAATGGGCGGAGATATTGACCGTTAGCATCCTTAGCCAACTGCATGGACGCGTAATCCAATGGGTTCATCAGTACAAGGTTCGGACGATAAGCCATTTCGCTGGTGGATACAATTTGCGAATATGCAGCCACAAGAGCATCAAACATATTTGGCTTCTCAACATAGAAAGTAGAGAGAGAGAATGCCGGCATATCCGATGCAACGCCTTTTATTTCTCCACTAGAGCCATTGCCTGACAAAATTCCCTGCTCTTCTTTGATTCCAAGTTTATTTACCATTTCCGTTTCAACTTCATTGACGAAGCTGGGAAAATCCGACAGCGTTTCCTCTGTAAATTTAGCAGCAATAGCCACTTTGGCAGCGGTTATTGTTTTTTCTGTCAATGTCGCATCCATCAAAGGCTTTAGCCCACCTTCAGGAACCCATGCAGCATCTCCGTCCTTGCTTGTATATTCCGCATAAACCAAAGCCCTATTATTTGTGCTTGATACATTTGCATATTTTCTAATGACGGTTTGCGCTCTCGGATTAACTGATAAATTTGGGTCAACCTCAAGTCCGTAATGCGGAGCAAGGGCCCCGGAAGTAATAGTTGCAGCGACTTTCTTTTCCAGCACAAGATTTAATCCCAACTTATTGCCGGGGGCCGACTGACAAGCCGATTTCAAATCAAGAGACATAACGCCCTTCTTGTCCGCGGCAATATACTCCTTGAGCTGTTCGTGTAGCTGCTCATAAACAGATTTAATCTTTACCTCCCCGTTTTTACCTACTTCGGTAGAAGCCTTTACACGTAAAATGGCATTCTCCAATTCATTAACCTTCTCCTCAAAAGTCTTTTTGTCAATGCCGGCAAAATCCTTTTCCTTGATGTCATTTATGGAATCAGCGGCATCCTTTATGGATTTACGCAAATCTTCCAATTTCACTTCATCCGCAAGATAGCCTTTCACTTGTTTTTCAAAGGCTTCTCCCATTTTTTCGTCCAAAGATTCAAAAAACTTCTTGTTTTCTTCGGACAAGCCGGATGTGTCCATAAGTTCTAAAAATCCTAATTTCATACCGATTTTAGTTTTAATAAATTACATAATGATTTTTCTTCCGTTTTGCCATTACTGCCGGCTTCCATCCCTTTGGGTGGAGCAGGTATAACACCGTCCGGCCTAAAAGATGCAAGTGACATTGCTTTGGCTATAATTTTTTGCAAACGCTGTTGCTTGGTTGTACTCATATTTTTACATAACAAGGAAATTTCACCGCTTAAATCCTTATAAGCGTTTTCGTAGTCTTCAATTGACTTCAACCCCAAATACTCGGTTTCTCCATTACAGCCAATTGATACCACCGATATTTCATACAACTTAACCTCTCTAACAATCAGGGCTTCTTTTTCGTAATCCCATTCGCAATTCTCCCATACATACTCATAGCCAATAGAGAATTGATTAAGCGTGCCTGACTCAAGTTGTTTTATAGCCCTATCTCCAAGTTCAATCTCATCAATGCGCGCCTCAAAATAAAGCCCTCTATCATCTTCTTTCAATTCTGTAATAAATCCCAAAGGCTCTGACATGTCGTGCATCCAAAGGAGTATAATTTTGTCATTTGCCTGGCTTTGCGGCCCTCTTTCATTGATGCTTTTTGAAAAGCAACCTTTCAATAGAATATCATGAGCCTTATCCATGTTTCCGAATACAGCAGCGTATCCGCTGATAGTCCGGCTTTCGGGGCTATATTGGACATCCTTCGAGTTTATGGAGAACAATTTATACTGCATCCCCATCTTATCTTTGTATTTATTTGTCATTGTTTCCATTTTCCTTACTGTTATTGACGTTATTTTCAACAGATGCACTGCTTGCTGCACTGCTATCAAAATCTCCTTTTGGATTATCCGGGTCAATATCTATGTATTTTGCAACTTCTATACGCGCCTCATCATGTGTTATCAAAGACTTATCTATCAATCTCTGTAAGGCATCAGCAACTTTAACCAATGTATTGGCTTCTGTCTCCTTATTGGTTTGAAGGCATTCAACATCTGTAAAATCAATCTTAATAAAAACACCTTCCGGACATATGGCTTTTGAAAGACATTCTGCTATCTTTCGGCTATCTGGAATGATTACGTCCTGATAAGCCTTTTTCCCGGCACTTTCAAGGTTGTCGTATTTGGCGTCCGTAAAAAGATTGGCATTTATGCCCATTGCATTGGAAATCTTATCTGTACACCTCTTATCCTCTTCATGAAGTTTTAATTCATCAGCATTAAAATCAAGAGGAAGCCATCCTAATTTGTAACGTGTCACCAAAATGGGATATTCCTTGTTTACTAAGCCATAATCACGTTTAAATCTGTCCTTTATATCCTTTTCATCTTCCGAGGAAAGGGCAACATTTCCCATCTGGTCAGTATAATCATTATAGAGCACGCCTTTAGGACCACCATTTACAAGCAATGTATGGCTTGCAGACATAGAAGCTACCCAGTTTGATATAGGCTGGGAAAGGCTATCTGAAACGGACTCAAATTTGACATCAGCAGTCGCACCGCTATTTATTACTATATTGCTGTCATATATTACAAGGTATTCATAATCCTCCAACTCTAATCGAGTTCCGTTACAGTCTATATATACACTTGATATAATATTTTTCAGTTCGTATTGGCGAAACACCTTACCGGTTCCTTTCATATGGAAAATCTCTGGTGGAATTATCCACATTGCCTTAGGAGTGCTTGTTTTTGTCGCTCTAACAAGAACAATTGGACAATAGCCGAATACCTTAAGACATATTTCAATTTGCTTTATAAATGAAGAGAATGTTTGCAGCGGATTGGGAGCGTTGAGTATATTACGTATATCGGCAAATGTCCTTTTTTCATTTCCATCCTTATCTACCACATAAGGAATACCACGGGACATCATAGAGCCGATTTTATCAACTACAGTGAAGAAAGGCGTACAGGAAACAAGCGCTCCGGCTTTATCCAAATTGTTAGTCATGTCATAATACGCTTTCCATTTGGAACGCCTTCCGAACAAATCGGACAAAAACCAGTAGTTTCCTGCTGCATCTCTTTCTACCCGATTTACATTATCATACATCGGAATAGACTTTTTATTCTCTGGCTTCCAAAATTTAGTAAATATGCCCATATACAAAGCAGGAGTGACAGCAAATAAATGCGGCCACTCCCATATATTTAGTGTTTTAGTCCATTAATACGGTTGCGTGCAACTTCACACGCTTGTAGTGACCCTACGTGTGCAAATATATATATTATTTAGACTAATTCCAAATAACAAACAGCGTTTTTATAATTATTTTTTTGATTTTCTTTTTACTCTATCCGCTATACAACACAATACATACATTGCTTCATAGACATCTTTACCGTCATAGTCCATTAGATTACGCATAAATAAGGACATTTTATTATCTCTCTTGAATTTAAAATCTCGAATTAGCCCCTTAAATGCTTCAATATAAGAAAGTTTCCCTGTATTTTCTTGCCTTGCCCACACATCACCTATTTCAGCCCTATAATCGCGTATATAATGAAGCATTGCCTGCGAAGTCTCAATGTTTACATCGGCACCAGCGACCAACGCGGTGATTTCTTTGATGGGAATCAATTCTCCTATATACGCATCGTCCACATATATTGTATCATGTACAACATACGCTTTCGCATACAGAAAACGCCCATTAAGCAGTGGATGTATTTCTACAATTGGAATGCCGGAAAATGCGACTGTCGCAGCCTCATAGCTGTCATATTCAAAATCTCCGCGTTTTTCTACGGTTCCGGTAAGAGCATCTGCCCCATCATCATGTGCGTTTTTTCCGAACTTCCTAAAAGATTTTATCTCTGCATAAAATTCAGGAAAGAGCACTTCCCAACCTTCCGGCATATATGTAAGATTCATAACCTCAGCGGAGCGGGTAAATATTCGAACTTCCTTATTCCCCGACTGATGAAACCATTTTATTTCTGTTTCATTATTGCCCATTATGCGTGATTGCCGCTCTACGTTTCGGGCAAAACCACGTCCACCGTTATTGCTTTCAATGTTAGCTATGGTTACTCTATCTTTGGCAAGCAAAGCTGCAACTTGCGGTTCCGTAACCTCCATAGGAGCGTCCGTATATAGTATGCTTAAAATAAAGTTGCCTATTTCTGTATCCACATAATCTATGGAACATAATCTGTCACTGCCCGTATCTGCGGTATCAGTATAATTTTTCCGAATGGCACGGTTGGTATATGGTATTTCCCTATAAGTCTTGAATGTACCGTACATGAGACCTTCTATAGGTGTAGGGTTCTGCATATATTGTGTTTCAAAGACGAATGGATTTATTCTATTAAGATTATGCAATTCATCCAATGTGTGTTTAAATTTCCACAAAGGAAATTCTTTCCCGTCCGCTTCTTTTTCTATGGCCGGCAATGAAAGAACAGTCCATTGCCCTGGCTCTGTTTTCATAAGATAGCCGCACAAATCATTCTCATGCAGGCGCTGCATGATTATTACAATCGGGGTATTTCGGCTGTTTACTCGGTTACGGATAGTAGTTTCAAAGCGTTGGTTGACCTTTTCCCTTTTCATGTCAGACAAAGCGTCCCCCGGCTTAATAGGGTCGTCTATGACAATGGCGCCGGAAAACCTTGCCCCCTTTAATATGCTATCTATTTCTTTTTCTGTTTCTTTATCATCTATATCGTCCACCTCTCCAGCGCCAAATCCCGTTATCTGTCCACCTGTTGACACCGCATATACACCACCGCCAGCAGTGGTACCCCACTTCTTTTTGCTGTCTGTTCCTCTCTTTATCTGGACATACGGGAACAGCTGTTGATACTCTTCTGATTTAACTATGTCTCTAATCTCTTCTGAATTATCGTGAGCCAAATCGTCAGAATATGAGAGATGGACAAACTTTGAGGAAGGGTTGAGTGCCAATCCGTATGATATAAAGTTCTTTACGGCTAATTCGGTCTTTCCATATCGTGGTGCAATATTGATTATCAGTTTTTGAATTTTTCCGGAAATAACATCATCCAACGCATTACATATGCGTTCATGGTGTCTGCTCACCACAAATTTGCGCCCTGTTTTACTTTTAAAGAAAAATTTTGTGTAATTGAGAACGCCCGACATACAAAATGCTTGTAGATACCGTACACCGTCCATCATAGCCTTTCTATCAGTTTCTTTGCATCCTCGACACTTATGGGGTTGCTGGTATTCATCTCTATTTCGGTAGGCTCATCAAACCCAAGCATTTTACATATACGCTCAATAGCCTTTATCTTATCATAAAGTTCTATCTTCACATATTCAACATCTACAATTTCCGGAGCATCACTTGTTCCGATATTTTTTTTCAATATTTTGGTAGATATGCTTTTTATTGCCGATTTCTCTTTGTCAGAGAGTTCATCAAATTCTTTACGCTCTATCCATGTATTGTGCATGCTGGCAATGGATGAGAAAGCTATACCGGACAATTCTTGTAGAATGCGTTCTTTAGTTATGTCTGATTTGTTTTTTTGTTCTTCCTGCAACTCTTTAACCCTTTGGGCTACATTTGGGTTAGACAACAATTTGCAAGATTCTTCCCACACTTGTTTGTCTTTCATCTTCTTGGACGAATAGGCACGACGATAAGCATCAGAAGCATTGCCGCTTTCGATGTAGTAGTTGCAAAAATTCTCTTGTTTGATTGTAAGTCCTTTCATGTCTTTTCGTTAGTATGGGAAGCATGCCACTTGACATGCTTTTGCAAAGATAATAAATCATTGCCAATAATTCTACTTTTTTACATTTATAAATTATTAGCGCTATTCACATAATCAATGCCCTTTCTATTCGCTTCATCAACTTTTTTCATATCGAAACGGATATAGATGTCAGTCGTTGTACTGTTCGCCCAGCTATGCCCAAGCGCGTGGGCAATTACCTCTTTGGGAACATCAAGTTCCGCCGCTATTGTAGCCCAAGTATGGCGGCTCCAGTATGAGGACAAATCAGGGAATAGGGGATTTCTACTCTTTTTCCCGCCCAATCCTTTTCTTTCTGTCTCTCCAATCTGTTTTAACCCTATTCCCATACGATGCAGGAAATCCTTGTAATTTCCGTATTCGTCCATTATATTAAGAAGATAATCCTTCCCTTTGTATTTCTCAATTATAGCCTGCGCTTCCGGTTCTACTTTAATACTGTATAATTTCCCCGTCTTAGCTCTTTTATATTCAAAACGACCATTTACCAATGCGGAATGTTTTGCGTTGAACAAATCAGCTGCATTTACCCCTATGAGATAGAACATGAGCATGAACATATCCCTATATCTAATCTGGTATTCCTCACATGGATAATCTCTCAATAACCTAAGTTGTTCTGCTGTAAGGCTGCGTTTTCGGGTTTCCTCTTTCTTTATTGAAAACCTTCTGAATGGATACAATGTTGTGTACTCCTCATCAATGGCGTAGTTGAATACACTACGTATGTTCCGTAAATGAATAGCGTAGGCATTAACCTTCATCGTCTTTGCCATCCACGCTTCAAAGTTTTCCAGCCACGACTTATCCATGCTCTCAAAAGTACAATGACTATCGTATTCCTCAATCTTGTTTCTTGTGGTTGTATATATAGACTTAGTCCCCTGATTGGTTTTCTTGGAAACGAATTCATCAAGATAATAGAGAAACGTCTTTTGATTTTCAACCTTGCTACTTATAGCGTCCTCTATCAACTTCTTCAAAGCTTTGTCTGTAGTTGATTTCAACTTTTCTTGTTGCTCTAAAGTAAATATTACTGTTTCCGCCTTGTTTATTATTCCACGGGCAACTATATTTCTCGGCTTGTAATTTTGTGCACGCACAGAATATTCGTTCCCATTCCATTCTTTTTCCGATGCACTTAGCTGCGTAGCTATCATTATTTGTTTGTTGTGGAATACATTCAACTTTATCGGATAAGTACCATCTTTTTTTTTGCCTTCTTTTATCAAGGTAGAATTTAACCGTTGCCATATATCTATGTTTTTAGTTTATGCAAATCTGAAAATTTGCATAGGATTTGCATACAAAGATAAGATTAAAAGGGTTTAAAAGGGTCTAAAAGCGGAATGTTATTCAGCATACATAAAAAAATAAGCAGCTACTTTATTTGTAACTGCTTGATTTTCAAGAGAGCGGCAAGCGAGGCTCGAACTCGTGACCCTCAGCTTGGGAAGCTCTTTTTTAGTGCATCTAAAATACTATATATCAAATATTTATTTTACATACAAAAATAATTTGCATATAATTTGCATAATAAATATCCCCACGAACATTTACATAATCATTTTTGTGGTAGTTAAAATGAAGCAACATGAATCACTAACAATTCTCCCCTCTCCAATAATTTCACGCATTGGAGGATACTTGACTTCGCTTCGCAACGTCCATCCCAGTCTATCACCTTTAGGCTTTAGACGATGCGGATACTTTGAAGAGCACTTTGCTTTCTTGCTTTCCATTACACTCCCCATATTGTTTTGATATTGAATTTATCTGTTCCCTTTTTTATCCTTCTGCTTACAAACTTGCAAGCCACTTCTTGCCTTTTCGAGTATTCAGCCAAAGAGCAAATAAAAAGGCTAAAGCCCCAGAACCTCCTAAAACGATTAATAGACCTTCCATAATTACCTCCTTATCACTTTATAACCAATATAAGCAAATACTATTGTTGAAAAAGCTCCAATCAAAAGCAAAAGCCAATATAACTCATTGTTTGAACTTGTGAAAAATGACACAGCCCCACCTGCTACCATTGCAGCAAATGATGTTTTTGCCAAATCATAAAAGAACTTTCCAAGCGTCTCTCGGCTTATTTTCTCTTTTTCCTTGACCTCTTTCTTTACTTCTTGTCTTTCACTCCAGCTTCCCATGCACTCCTATTATAGCAAATATGAATATACGGGTATTCTCCTTTTATCAAGTTCCTCTTTGGAAATATCAGACAATACAAACTTCTTCCCTGAGTTAGATTTATTCAAATCAGAGATGTTCTTTTTAGAAGAACGAGGTTCTTGTTTTAATCTTATATTACCCATACCACCTTTATTCTATAATATTGTAGAACGATAGAACGAACGACGCAATTTAAACATAATACCACCTAACAATGTTTACTACATTGTTAATAATATTACTTTCGATACAAATTAAAGCAGAAATAGGGATGTGACCAAAATGTGAGACAGATTTATTTGTAATTTAGACTGGTTATAAATAACAACGTTTACGTTATGATACCCCGCCAGCCGTATTACTGGCGGGGTAAATAAACTATTTGTTTATTCTATTTTACATAAACCAAATGATGAAGCACATTTCCGCTTTTTGTATCAACTTCCGCCAACCTGACTGCCTAAAATCTTCATATTATAAATTTTCTTTTCCTTAACCTTCCCGCCTTTCAGTATTGCGACTTCTTGTCTCAGTTGTACAACTTCGTTCAGTAATTTCTCATACGCTTCTGCGAGACGGAGCATGTGCTTCATCATTAGATTTACATTTTCATTCATTATATTTCAAATTAATAAATTGTGTCTTGTGAGAGATGAAATATCAACAAATTTTATGTTGAAAAAGTTTTATTTTAAAACATGTTTGTAAACATAAATATTAAACAGCCTTTCTTCTCTCACTGAATAGGTCTTGTATTTCTTCCACAGATTTGTTCAGAACGTTAAATCGCCTTTGTAAATCCTCAAATTGCGCTTCATACATGACTACTGTCGTTTCATACATTCGCTTCCAGTATTCAGCAGTTTCCGGAGATGGCAAATCTTCTACATCTTTTTCAGTCAAAGACGAATGTGAAGTTTCATTGTCAAGGAACATTGGACCTTTACCGGTGAGGATGTAGTTGGCGTTGACTTTATACATTTGACAAAACTCTTGCAACGTGTTCATAGACACACCGCATATTCCACGTCTTATTTTAGACATGGTGGCCTTTGATAAATTTTCTAAAGTGTTCCACACCTTATAATCGGTAAGTTCCAACTTTTCTATCGTCTCTAAAAAACGATAAGTATAATCATTAAACGCTTCATTATTAATATCATGTTCGGCATTATTTTTTTCATTGCCCAAATAGATATATTTCATATTTGCATCTGGAAAACATTCTGCAAACTTAGATAAGAACTTCTTGCTTGGCTCTTGTATCCCCCTTTTTATTTTAGTGAACATAGCCTCTTTAACCCCAGTGCTCTTCGCTATATTATAGAAAGATACTCCCATCCTTTCGACTTCTTCTAGAAATCTTTTTGTTAAATCACTAAGATTTGCTTCGTTTTTATTTTTATTTTCCATTTTAGATAGTATCTTTGCATCCGTTGCAAGTAGAGCGGCAACAGACACATGATTAAACAATCGCCCTAACGTGGGCTTTTCTATATGAAAATCCGTTGCCGCTCTACTTTAGCAACGGATTTTTTTATTTTATAAAGTACAATCGGTTATTGTTTCCGCTTTACGAGCTACTGCGGAGGGCTATCGGGGAAAATACGTTCGACCAATAACAGATTTAAAACAACCTTCCGAAGCTTCACGGTGAAAGCCCGTGAGGGGATGCACGAAAGAAGGCAGTCGATTGAAATAAGCAGACTGGTGCGCAGGTGCAGGTTACGAGATAACCAACTCTGTAAAAGCTGAAAGCCGAGATTGGAAGCACCCAATTCAGAGCCGATGGGGTCGATACCTAACTTATACTGGTGATTTACCATCGAATTATCCCTGAACCGTTAGAGAGGAACCGCTCTCTACGGGTAAGGGGATGATTCACTCAAAAATCAACGTTCCTTCAAACCTGGTAATTTATAAGTTAACATAAAACATATAATATGAATGATATACTTAATGTAAATACTCAGTTTAAGAAGAATGATATAGATGTATTTCTTACTTCAAGAAAGAAACCATATTTGATAACAACAGAACAAGTTATAGAATATTGGAACAAAAAGAATTGGTTAACAACAAAAGGAGAAAAGGTTACATCAATCTCCACTATCGTGAATGTTGCAAACAGTTTCTTTACTGAGAAAAAACGTAAAGAAGGTCTTTTGCCAGCTATTGAAGCAACAAAACTCAGAAACTACAAAAATGAATGGCTCCAACAGAAAAGTCCGTATTATGACCAATTAGAAACGCCTCAATGGAAGTCATACAGAGAATTTATATTCACCGTAAGAGGTAGAAAATGTGAAATTTGCGGCAAAGAGAAAAAGTTAAATATACACCATGTAAAATACATCAGCAATAGATTTGCATGGGAATATCTACCTTCTGATGTTCTTGTTGTCTGTGAAAGCTGCCATATGAAATCCTTGACGGCATCAGCCTTGTCTGTATAGAACAAGTCGAATACCGCCCTTATGGCAGCCCGTTCTATATCATAAGGCGTTGAGTGCATGTCACTCTCTATACTGTTGAAAAGGTATTCCTTGTTGCTGTCAACGCAATCCTTTCCATGGCTCTCCTGCAATATGTGTTTCCCGAACTCATTCAGTTGGTACGGGCTTCTCTTCCTCGAAGTGATAGACATTCCCATGGACATAGTAATAAGAAGGTCGTCCATCCGCTTGTTTGCTCCCAGTATATCCTTTTCCTCTTTTTCTATGCGCACTTCATGCTTCTCTATCATGGAAAGATGTTTGTCGCATGGCAACCTTTTAATTATATCCTTGATTTCACGATTGGTCTCATTCAGCATTCTTAGGCTTTCATCGAATTTACCCATGTCTTTCTCATGCTGCAAGCAAGGGAGGTTATCTGCCTTATGCAACATATCATCTATCCTTTTTGTCCACCTTGACACCCTCCATACTACAAGACAACAAATCAACGTAGGTGTCACCCAAGGGTAGTTTTCCAATATCCAGTTTATTATTGCTTCCATAATCTATAATTTAACACAACGCTAATATACTAATTTTCAATTATTTGTGCAAATATATGTTTTATAACATATTAATTACTATAAAATATTATACCAATACCATTGATACTATAAAATATTATAGTATCTTTGCACTGTTGTTAATCAACAACGTTATTTTTTAAAGTAAATACAAAGATAAGAAAATAAATAAAGAAAGCAAATATGAAGTACGATTTATCAGACATAATGAAAAAGGCTCACAACTTCTACAAGACCGGAAAATACACCTGGTCTGAAAGCTTGAAAAAGTCCTGGAAGATGGCAAAGTTTTCTGTCCGCGTAAAAGAGGAAATAGCCAATATGGTAGACTATAAGTCTGCTGACGATAAAGCGTTCACTAATAGATTGAGAAAGGAGAATGAAGGCTATAAGCCGGCAAAAAGAAGCGCCTATGATAATTTCAATGCTCCGGCTTCCGTCTATTATACTTCTAACAACAGAGGGCGTTTTGGCTCTTGTTTCGTGGGTGATTAATACAATTAGTACATAAATATGAATGACATCAAGACAATAGCAGTAAAGAAAATATCTCCATCCGACACATTAAAAAGTATAAAAGTCGGTGACACAGTGATTATAAAGAGCAAGCATATAAAACCCAATGTAGCCCGCTCTACCATGTCCAGACTATCTAAAAACGGATATAGCTTTTATTCGACAAGCTGCCCTGAAGGGTTGATAGTAAAACGACTTAAATAATATCATTATGAATATCAACAGAATATCAAAACAGACAGCCATGTTTGCAATAGGATTTATCGGCTTCTTATTCCTTCTCGGCATTGCAGGTAAATCAGATTATAATCAGGAAGTCATATACAACATGACGGAAACGGCTTACAATGTTATTGTAGATTCTCTCGGCGAAGGTTGTAGCGATACTCAAATCGTAAAGACTTATTTAAATAACAAAGGATATTACGACAGTCTAAGTTGGTAGGTTATGGGAAGAACGAAATCTGTAGGAAAGGTAGAGCCGGTCAACAAACTATGGCTTTCCGCTAAGGAAGCAATGGCATACTTAGGATGCAGTGATAAACTGTTGGAAAAACTAAGGAACAATGCCGAAATATCATTTTCCCAATATAACAAACGTACCATTTGGTACGACTTGAAAAGCATTGAAAGGTTCATAGAAAGAAACCGCGTTGTGTGAACAACGCTCCTTCCTCTTAGCTCAGCCAGGCAGAGCATCGCTATGGTTACTTGTTCGAAGGTTTAGTATCCGGTAATTTCCGGTTAGCGAAGGTCGCACGTTCGAGTCGTGCAGAGGGAGCAAAATACATAGTTCTTTGACGTATTGAATGTGAAATAAGGTTTAAGTATTTGATATTTAGACTTATTTCAATATAACCAAAGATTACGGATAGCGGAAACGCGGGGACTCCGTATAGGCTTGGTTATCGTGATTGTCTCTTTGCACCGAAATGTCCTACGGTAGAGAGTATGCGGTTTGGGCGCCCGTATCGCAGGAGACAAAGGTCATAAAGACAACATAAGCGTCCGATACAGTCTTAAATCGGTATAAAGTATGCGGTGGTAATGAAAGGCGCCCGTACACGCTTATTATATATAATCCCTTCCCGTCAAATTCGGGCACGCTGAAAAGCCAAACACGTATTGTTGCGTTGAAGGGAACGCTTATACTTAATATTGAAATTAATATGAGAGACAGAGAAGTTACTTTTGACGGAAAGAACCTTTCCTTTTACATTGACAATGTTCAGATTGTCAATGGAGAAATGCCGGATTCATATGAAATAAACGGTAAATATACAATTGATAGAGAGTCTTTAATCAGATTAGTATCCGCTTTGAAAAAAGATGTATATGGCGTGGTGAAACAGGAAACATTTAGTAGTTCCTATCTGGGCAATAAGTTATCATATGACTATTGGATATATTCCCAAAATGACCTTCCGGAAGGAGTGAAAGATATGATTAATTCTCTTAACAGAAGGGTAAAAGAACTGGAAAGAGATATAGAGTATCATAACAACTCGCCGTGGTATAAACGGTTCAAAAAAATAGAATAAATAATTCCCGTGGCTCACCCTAAGGCGAGTGGTAAGGCTTAACATCGGAACGCTCACGGGAACAAAAGCCTGTAAGGGTGAATAATTCATGATAGCTTTTTAATGTAAACAGTCCCGTCCACGTGCTGGTCGGGAAACACTGCGACATGGCGGAATGGTAGACGTAGCACTCTATGATAGGAATGTCAAACCTTAGATGTGCGGAGCTTGACAACTCGTCCCGGTTCGAGTCCGGGTGTCGCAACATCTTCACTACAGATGAAGGATTTGTTTAGTCGTAGCCGGGCGGTCTGTGAAGATAGTCCGGTTTTTCTTGAGACCAATTAATAACAATATAAATATGAAAAAGAAATTTACTCCTGAAAATATTCAGGAACTTAAAGAGAATCAAATATTTGTTTTTGGCAGTAATATGAACGGTAACCATGCCGGTGGAGCAGCCAGATTAGCAGTTGAGAAATTCGGTGCAATCATGGGACAAGCCGAAGGATTGCAAGGGCAATCCTATGCTATTCCTACGCTGAATGAAGATATGGAGAAAGTCACAGAAGAAGATTTGATAACCTATTTGGGTAACTTGCGGAATTTTGCCAACGAACATCCTGAAAAGGAGTTTCTTCTTACCGCCATTGGGACGGGAATAGCGGGGTTTGATACAAATTATATGGCATATATGGCTCTCAGAGCAAACCTTCCTGATAATGTTACTATCCCGGAAGAATTCAGTAAGATAAAAGGGTTCAAAGGCTTCAATTCTGATATGACTTGCAGGGGTTTTAAATATGAAGAGGGAAAAGATTACGAAGAACAAGGTGATATAAGCGCTTGTAGTAATGGTTTCCACTATTGTCTTCATCCCTTAGATGTATTTGGCTATTACCCTCCTGCATACATTGGAATGAATAAGTTCCATGAAGTTGAAGGAAGCGGGGATATGGATGTTGATACGGATGATACCAAAATTGCTTGCTCAAAAATCCACATAGGAGCAGAGTTAAGTATTAAAAGCATTGTTGATGCGGCAATCAAGTTCACTTTCAGCAAATGTAAGTGGGTAAAGGAAAAGATTGCTACCGGCTACCAAGGCGCTGCATCAGCTACCGGCAACCGAGGCGCTGCATCAGCTACCGGCAACCAAG